GGTCAGCCTTAAAATCTCTATCAACCGCCGTGACAACTCGCCTAGCGGCTTCTTTCTCAGGGTTTATCGCGGCTTTGACAGCATTGGAAATCGGTTCAACTAGTTTGCCGCCTGCCTGAATGGCACCTTCCACAAGAGGCGGGGCCAGAGCGCCAACGCCAGCCCCAAGGGGGGCACCGATAGCCGCGCCCTTTGCACTATCGGCCGCACCTTCGCCAGCACCAAATCCTGAAAGACCGCCATATCCTGCCCCGACCGCCGCACCGCGCAACATGCGGCCCGGCAAAGTAGCGGCCTGCATTGCAGCGCCACCCGGAACAGCTAACGCACCGCCAATTTCACCAGCCAATGACGTTCCGGGATAAAGCTCCTTGGCGCGCTTTTGTATGGCACGGATTTCGTCTCTGGCGCGTTCGTATTCTTTGGTGGCGTCTCCCGGACTATCCATGAAGTGTTCATAGGCAAGCCGGGCAGCACCGATAGGAGCACGAAAGCCACCCAACCAATCGGGAAGCCCTGAAGCTTTTGAAGCGCCGTAAACCTCGTCTCGCATGTTGCCAGATACACCGGAAAGAGCGCCCTCCAAAGCAGCGCGGCCCTGTGAAACCTCTGGTGCGGCAGGCTTCCCCAAATAAGAGTCTGGATTGAATGACGGGGCGGCTGGAGCAGCCAAATACTGATCCGGGTCAAAGTTGTCGGCCATTACGGCACTCCTAGCCGTTTCTTAATCGCCATTGCGCGAGGATCGGTTGGGTTTGCACTCGCCCAATCCAAGGCTTGTTTGTCGGCCGGGTTAGCCGCTGGCTGCGCGGGAGCCGCAGAAGTACCCGCACCTTGACCTCCGATAAATCTCTTGCGCATTTCGTCACGCACTTTCTCTGGCGACTGCAATGCAGCGTCAATTTCCTTCTGCATCATGCCGACCGCTGCGTCAAACTGACCCTGAGACCAAGACTTAGTAAGGATTTCTCGCGCATGATCCTTATCGCTAACTGTCGCAACACCACTGGGACTAATAGCGCGAGCATACAAGTTGATAAGGGTATTAACGCCACCACCGAAGGCAACGATTTTCGGGTCTCCCGTCTTTTCCTGCCATGACTGAATGACCTTGTTAAGGTCAGGGTAGTTTGTTCTATCAACAGCCTTTGAAGCCTGCTGCACCACAGGCAGCACATTCTTAAACTCAGTCGCGGCTAGTTCAATATTAGCCTGCTTGGTTCCAAGTGTGCGTTGCCCGGCCTTGGTTCCCATAAACTCGGCATTGCGCACCGCCTGATCTGCGCCTCCTAATCCTTCTCCAGCATTCTGCTTCTGAATTTCCTTTCTCAGCAGAACGATATTCTGAGCACCTTGAGCGCCGCGCCCAAGATTCGTCAGCGTGGACGTATCACCGGCTCGATATTGCTGAGCCATAAACTTGATGGTATCGGGATCAAGCAAGCCACCTTCTGCGATTTTCGCCTCTGCGTTTGCCTTAACCGTAGCCGTATCAGCGGGACCTCCCGGAATAGCCTCTAAACTGCCGTCACTTGCCGCTCGATACCCGGACGGAATTAGAGCGCGTTTCTCGGCAGAATCGGCACGACGCTCAGACTCGGTGTTATGTCGAACGGTCTCTGCCAATGTATCCTTGTGCAGCCCCAAGTTCTGCGCGAACTGTGACGCCTGCTGGGCCAGCTTACGCGCCTCGGATTCGGCTTTCTCCCGCTGTTTCTTCTGGTCCGCGTAGGTCTTGACGCCCTGCAACCCGCCCTCTCCAATAGCCGACAAGGAAAATGGGCTTTTCGAGGCAGCAACCCCTAGGCCAGCCGCCAGCAATCCCATACGGGCGTCATCCGAGAGATTGAGCGGGTTCCAGCCGCCCATACCCGTCTTGACCTCAGGAGCGCTACCGGAAGGGCTGTCATTGACAGGCGCAGGCATGCCGTTTGGTCCCGGCATCGCATAGGGAGACGCCCCAGCGGCTCCGGGAGGCATGATACCGCCGTCCGGGCCTATGACGGGCTGGCCGCCACTCATTGCCATGGGGGATTGGGCGTTACCGGCCGTCAATTGAGCCTCAGCAGGCAGTTGGTCCGGCGCGTCGTCAGGACGTGGCCTTGGGAGGGGCACAGAAGGCGGCTGGAAGGCCATTGGGCCAAGGGCGTTCGCACCTTGCGGATCAAAGGCCCCGCTATCCATGGCGTCCTGTGTGTCGCCAAAGCCCTGTCTAACGTAATCGTTCGGGGAGACTATGCCGCCGTCCGCATACCTCAGGGCGGGAATAGCACTAATCGCCAGACCCTGTTTTTCGGCCTGCTTACGAATGGCACTCAAATCATCGTCACCTTCGGCCGAATTTATTAAACGGTTCAAGTGAGCACCGTCGCGGATAATTGGAATGGTACGAACGCGGCCACTTGGCCCTACAGAACCACCGTCACCAAACATCGGATACGACACGCCGCCCATATAGCTCGTGGTCGCATCGGAAATGCCGGGGAAAGCTTCACCTGTATTGCCCGTGAAGCCCGTGGTAGCAGTCGGGTCATTTCCTCCGAACAATCCCCCAAGCCCCTTTCCAGCACTCTTGCCAGCCGACATAGCCCCCATCGGACTAAGGCCAGCAAATGGGTCTTGCGCTACAGACCTGGCAGGAGAAAGTGTCGGGGTTGAGGCGTATGGATTTCCGCCGCCACCGCCCATCCCGCCAAATTTGGGAATGTAGGTCTGAACATCATTAAACCCGATTGGCCCGCCGTCCGCCTTATGTGGCAGCGCGTCTTCGTAATTGACTGTCTTGATGCCGCCAACTTCTCCCACCGCCTCAGGGTGCTTTTTCTCCACCTCCTGAGCAATAAGCCCCATATGAGTCTGCGGGCTTCCCTTGAACTTGAAGCTATAGATATTCTGGCCGTCAAAAGTCTTGCCGACTTTCTGAATGTCGTCCTTGACACGCTCATCGCTGAAGGCCGCCGCAGCGCCAACGCCAAGCCCGGCAATCTGCGCCCACGGATTAGGCCCCGGCGAGGTGGTAGAACCAGCCGACGAACCGCCCATTGCGCCCACAGCCGGAAGGCCAGCCGATGACAAGAATCCGGCCTGCTGATACGGAAATGCCTGAGCCTGCAAATACTGATTATAGGCCGCCGTAAGTCCAGCCTGATTCGTTCCCTGTTCCAGTCCACCCGCGCCAATTTGGGCCTGCGCACCGGAGATTTGCGCGTTCTGGACCGATGGAGCCAATGCCCCGAATGTATAAGCGCCTTGCGCCGCAGCCGACCTATCTTGCTGTGCCGCGCCAAGAGCCTGAGAATAGTTCTGCTGTTGAAGTCCGGCAATAACCGGATTCTGGGCCAAGCCCTGCTGGCGCGCCAATTCGGACTGCGCCACACCTACACGGTCGCCGCCCAATGCCCCCCGTGATGCAGCATTGCCTAGAACCTGCTGTTGGCCGATAGCATTATCCTGCTGGAAATTAGCCTTGGTCGCGTCAATGACGTTCTGAGTATATGGATTCATATACTTTTGAATGTTGGATGGGTCTATCGTGGAAGCGCCTTGCGTCGCGTACTGAGCGGCTTGGTCGAAATACGGCTGTGCCGCACCTTGTGCGTTCGTGACGCCCTGAATGCCCTGCTGCTGCGTGGGGGTAAGCCCCGCAACCAATTGGCCCGTATAAGGCTGATATGGCGTGGAGGCGACTTGCTGGACGCGATTCCAGATATCGCCAAGCTGAGCGAGTCCGGCCGGGGTGTTCGTCTGCTGTTGGGTAGTGGTTTGAGTCTTGCCGCCCATCTAATGGATTCCCGGAGGGGTTGGCCAGATAAAGAAGTTTCCAGCCTTCGTAAGCTGCCTCTCATACAAACGAACCTTCGCGGCCGTTCGATGGGTGCTCAATACACCGATAATCAACTGAATGCCAATTTGGCTACTCGCATTCTTCGCGTAAGATATGAGCGCCTTGGCATGATTGGATTGCCGGTGTGCCGGATCCACGAAGTTCAAGTGCTCGTCTAGCGTAATGTCCTCGGAATACCAACTAGCCCCAAGCGTGAGCATGATACAGGCTTCTAATGCGCCTACCGGGCCGATTACACCGATAAAGCCTCTTGGTCCCGTGTCCTCTGGCAGAATATCTTGCGGGTTAAGGAGTCGGTCAAGGTAGTAATCCACTTTCCGAGTAGAGATGGAGAACAATGCATTCTCGACTAACAATAGTTTGAACATGCGCCAAAGTTCGGCCTTGTCGTCTGGAATAGCGGGACGCACAATTGATTGTGACGGCATTAGTTGACTTCCGGGGGTGGCAATGACTTGAGTTTCTTGATAGTCTTTTTGCGGATGAGTTTAACAAAGTGGTCAAGAATCTGATGGCCATGAGTTACGTCGCCGCCGCCAATTCTCGCAATGTCCTCAGGGGCGATGTGGTACTCGCCGCCCGCAGCCACGATATCAACTGGAGGCTCTACACCGCCCCCATCCGCAAATCCTCTGCGACCCTTCATCATGCCAGCGGTCGGCATTTTCATTCCGCCCCCACCGGCCGGATGGGGCATAGTAGCTCCGAACGGCGCAGACTTAAACATGCGGTCAAGTGTATGCGCACCGTTCAAACTGTTGCCTTGGCCCACACCGCTTACAACGTCGGCGGGCACTATGTAGGACTGCGACTTTACGCTGATCGGCAATTTATCATTCCGCCCCGCCACAGCCGAATGCAACATGCCAGACTTTTCAATTTGCCGCGCCCCAGACCGTGCGTAGAACGGAATAGGAGGCGTTCCGCCTGAGGCCATGCCCTTGGCCTTGCGCTGGACAGAAAGAGCTATGGCCACGGATTGCGCCTGCGATTTTCCCGCAGCTTTTTCTCTGCGTATATTCTCTGACACGGCGTCTTTTGATGCGCTTTTAATGAGAGGCATATTACACCGGACTTTGCTGCGTGTATGAAAATTGTTCACTGCCTGCCGCAGCCGCACCGCTTGCGGTCGCTACAGTAAAACTAGCGCCTTGGGTTCGTGCGCTGATATAAAGCGCCTTATTACTCCCCATAAGAGTCGCCGCACTCGCATTCAACGGAGTCAGCGTGATTAGGCTTGTTGATTGCGTGGCCGTCTGCGGAACGGTCGTGGTCGCCGCAGCAGCCAAGGTAAACGTGCCCGTCACCCGAGGCAGCAGGTTTTGCAGCGTCGTCACCAGCAGCGACAATATCTGATTGCGCAGCTTGCCTTCGGTATCGGACGGAAGATTGGGAGTCTGGTCAGCCATTAGCGTCTACCATCTTGTGCGACGCGATAGCGCGGCAAGCCGACACGCCAGAACGACCCGATGTCAGAACTAGAAAAAGTCAGTCGAATAAGCCTGCCTCTCAAGCGCAGATTGATAAAGTCCTTGGCGGAAGTCATGTTGAATGGCCCAAAAGAAATTGGCGCAGAGTTAGGATACGTCGCCACTTCAATAAGCAACTGAACTGTAGCACCTATCCCACCGTTCAGGCCCCACTTCATATCAGGAAACAGCCAATCGACAAAGGCCATTTCCTCGCCTTCGGCTATAACAAACCAACCTGTTGTGAACGACGCATTAAGCGGCTGGCCGTCCGCATCAGGCGAAGTCTCGTGCTGGTAAATCGCGCCCTGCGGTGTAGTGCCAATCGGTTGTCCAAGCACAGACTGATCGGTCCATGCCGTTCGTGCCAGCGTGCCATAGTCCCATGACCCTTCCGTCGTGTTGTATTTCGCGTAACTGTCGATTTCTCCGCTGCCCCCAGACGCAGACGGATAATAGCACGTAATTTCGTCAAACATGCTATTCGCCGCCATGATGCACTTGTCTTGGTGGGCTGTATCGAGGTTCTGGAAAATAACGTCCCACACTGAACACGGGATTTCCTGAACGCCATTGCCGGACAATTGAAAGAAGTTGCCGGACGACATCCAGTAAACAATGCCGCGCATGGTGCAGACGGCGTGTTGGCCGATTAGCCCGCATCCAGAACTGATTTTGTTGAACCCGAACACAAGCGGAGGGCCAATATACTGCATCGCCCACACGTCTAAGTCGGTCCAGATCAGCGCCTGCTGGGGTCCCTGAATGCCCCCGACAATCATAGAGCCAGTCGGAATGCGGAAGCTACCGGCTTGCGTGGTAATCGTGACAGTCCAATTCGTATAGTCGAGTGAGTCCGACCACCGAATGGTCAGCGGGTCTTGCTGTTCTCCTGAGGCAATCGACGCCCACGCCACAAGAATCTGTTCTGGCATGGCAACAAAGATTCCACCATTAAAGACGGGGGCCGCAGGAATAAGACGCGCCTGCAAGAACCCGCCGTCCGGCGACCACTGATAAATGCCGCCGTTCTTGGGGCACGCCAGAAGTATTTCGCCCCAATTATCAAGACTCCAGTTTACCGCAGTAATGGGCGTACCAGTCTGAGAGGTTGACGTTGTGCCGGTGCCATATCCACCATCGCCATACCCGCCCAACCCATACCCAGAACCCGCCGCAGACGGGCCAATGGCGATGTAGTAGACAAGCTCAGAATTTCCTCCGTTCATGGAGAACGTAGCGCCAGCAGTCGCTTGGTTATTGGCAGAAATCGTAAAGCTGTTGGCTGTTGGAACGGAAAGTACCGAATACGTTCCAGTAATAGTTACGCCATCACCTGTGGTCGGAATTGGAAACGTAAACGTGCCTCCCACAGACCTACCATGCGCGGCAAAGTTCACCGTGACTATTGCGCTGGCAGCGGTCGTTACGAACTGAGGAACAGCGCCGCCATTTGCAACGGTAGCCGTGGCCGTTTGATCGTCAACAATCGTGTAGGAATCAACACCAGTAATAGTGTCAATCGGGTAAAGCCCTTCAAGGACCAGACCCCCGACCGCGATAGGCGTATTGAAGAATATGGAATCGTAAGTCGTAACGTTAGCAATATTGGGATCAGTCACTTCAACGGTAGACGTGTTGATAGTCGTGGAGAAATCTGGCGCAAAGTCGCTGACAAGAGTCTGCGGAGTTATATCCTGCAAATCCCCCTCAGTAATCACCACAAGCTCAGTCGTGGTGCCTATCCCAAGGTGAGATACAGCATTAAGGTCGGCCCACGGGTGAATGTCCTTAGGCACGCCAGCAAGATTGAATGGATAGAACCGAAGCCAGCCGCCCAGCTTTTCTACCAACTGATTCTTGAAACGAATCAGGTTCGAGACCGAAATACCAGCCTCATTAAGAGCGAAGGTTTTTTCGGTATCGACGGTCGGCCGGAGCTTTAGCCCCACCATTGGCATCAGGCGGCCCTTATGAGCGTAATGCCGCCGACATACGCGGGAGGCATATTGTTATGTGCGAGTCCCCCGCCGGTATTTTGGATAGAAATTCCCGTGGTGTTGGGAATCACGTCAACAGCCGCGCCCGTTCCCGCTGGACTTGTGCCGCCAAGAGTATCTGAGCCAGATTGGATTTGGCCCGTCGTCCCCGCTGTTACAGCATGGTCATGGCCCGGATCAGTTACCCCGTGAGCGTGCGCCGGAATCATCGTCGTATCAAGTGTAATACTTTGGAAGCCGCCCGCCGCAAACCGCGTCGCTCCGTCCACCCCAGAGCCAGCCGACGTAACGCGATTTGTGCCCCCATCCAGCGGAATACGCATACGGGCACGCGAATCCGGCAATGTAGTAGTGCCGAGAATTGCATTAAGTTGCGGATAGGTTACGGCGCTAAATGTTCCTCCGTTGCAATGAAGATATGGGGGCGTTGAGGATGCAGTTACCCATAACGGCACTGTGGCCCCAGCATAATCCCAATACTCTCCGACACGACCAAGATTGACGAAGTTTATGCTCGTGCCATCCCAATAGATTTGACATGATCCGGGCGGGAGTCCGACAAAGGTCGGCCCGATAGAACTGCCACGAACTTGGAGAGTAAATGACCCTGTCGTGTTATTCTCGCATATCCACGACTTGATGATCGCTCCAAGCGTTATGACTACATTGCCTGTCAATGTTCCGCTAAATCGAAGAATGGATACCTGAGATTCAGTGAGTGAAAGAGTCACGTCTGCATTGGTCAACGATTTAGATGTGACAGAACCGGCAACCGCGTCAATGATATTGAAATCGCCATTAACTGGCGTGTCCCAAACGCCAACGTCACTGCCCCGGACGGGCACGGAAAGAACTAGATTAGTGGTAGTCGGGTCGGCCATTGAAATTACCTAGACGGAGTAGCGATGGTGGTCGGCTGCAAACTGCCCCATGCTCCCGAAGCATATTTGGAACGGTTAGTCTCCGTATTAGCAGAAGCGAACAGCGTTTGATACTGCGTCTCCCAGCTAGCCGACATTTTAGGATCATCGGACTGCGCACCCCAGTTCTTTTGATAACCGCTCATGAACACCATGGACGCCGCCACATACAAGTCTGGCCAATATAATGTCAGCGGCGTGGTCGTATTCGAGACGGATAGTGCGGCTGGTCGGTACGTGCCGATAACCTGCGCGGTATAAGCCGCATCAGGCCAAGGGCCAAACACAACCGTTTGGTCCGTTATCATGGCGTATTCTTCCGGCAGGCCCGCGCCCGTGACTGAGGGCCATGCCATATCGAGGTAGTCACGCGAGACTGGCGTACATTGATTGAGCGCGCCGCTATCTGGGTCGGTCGCGCTGGATGGCGTGATAATGTTGATACCGTTCGTCACGACAAACCGGCCGCCGCTAGAGGGCAACGTAAAGTTTCTGTTGTTCGCCGTCAGCAGCCCCGTTTGGCGCGTAACCGTGTTCAGTAAGTCCAATTCACGATAGAGCCTATTAGAGGCGTATTCCTCGCACTCCGGCAATATCTGCTGGAAATTCACGTCATTCGAATCAATGACCGTAAGGTTAGACAATGTCGCTACCCATGTGGCATAATTCATGTTGTCCACACCGTCCCGGCAACATAGGGGTAGAATGATGCCGACTGGTAGGCTTGCGTGAATGTATAAGTCGAAAGCCCCATAATCGAGCCGTCCGTCACAGTCACGTTAAACGGATGCACGTCAGCATTGGTGGATGTAATCCGCACCGGCCCTATCTTTGAAGCAATCGCCCCGAGCACCACGTTTGCCCCGTCCGTCTTGCTGATAACCACGTCCAACGCATTATTGGGTACGTTATAGACGCCATTCATGCTCACTGGAATAGGGGTATAGATTGCATTCATCACCTGAGCCGTGGTCAGGTCCGAGGCGTTGGCCGTTCCGCCCGAGATATTCCCTTTAAGGGTTTGGTCAGCCATCTGAGCAAGCTTGGCATTCGTAATGCCGTTAGTCGCCACGCCGAGAGTCAGTGGGCCAAGCGCACCGCCGTCCGTCAGAGACAGAACGGTAGACTCAGCCGCCAGCGTCCGTGAGTTCGGAAGTCCCGCATTCGAAGACACAAGAACGAATGTCGAGAGCGCGCCCGTGCCCGTAGCTGAAAGAGCGGCTATCTGGCCTGTCGTGGCGCGTTTGGTCGTGCCGCCCTGAACCACAGGGACCTGCTCACTACCAGTCAGAGTAATGACAATTGGCAATGAGCTAATAGGGATGTTGGACATCAGGGATACAACGCCGAGTCGTTCGGGTCAGGTAGGGGCGTGTCTTGAATCTCCCAAACTATCTGGTCTCCTGCCTCAGTGGTTAAATCATTACCGGAAAATGTATCAGACTCAGTGGCAATGAAGTTAGGCACCGTGATTTCATAAACCTCAGGAAATGGCTTGTACACTGGAACGGGGTCGAGCGGAATGATAATTGAGCGTAGCTGTTGCTGCGGAATGTCTAGGCATGTACGCCGACATACATACAAATTTATGTCTTGCAGTTTATCGCCAGCCCACACGAATTGCGGGACTAGATTAACGCGATTGTACGTGAACCCGCAACGCTGACAAATCGCCAGAGCTTGCGGCCTGCGTGAACTAACACGGCCTCGACCAGTTGGATGGAAAGGACCAGACATCAGTTATAGTAGCCACTAAGTTGGGGCAGTAGGGCTAAGCTTACATTTTCCGTGTCATTTGTTGCCGCCACACTCCATGCTTCCTGTGCATCCGCCTTTCGGACCTGCTCTAGCTCTGGTTTCCAAATGCGGGCTAGCCGATATGACAACTCAGACACCATTGCATCCAGCCATCGATTAAATACCACGTCCGGGGTTTCGCCACTTGGAAAATTCGCATCCTGAATCTGCGAACAGCGATAGTATTTGAGCGTATAGGTCGCAGTCGCGTCTGGAACAAGCCAAAGCGTAATTGTCGGACTAATCAATCGGTCGAACCAGAACACAGAGGGCACGCCCTGCGATGTCTTGTTCGGATAAGATGCGTATTCAGTGCGAGAAATAGGGAAAATCAGCCGGTCACTTTGCGGGCTGCTATCGTAAGTCAAATATGCGTCCAGAATCTGGATTGTGCTCGCATCCACTGCATACGTAGTCTGTCCTGCAATAAGAGGAAGCGTAACTAAATCCACCTTCCACAAGTTGGGAGGGGCTAGGTTGTTGAACTTAACCTGCATAAGGTTAAATTCATTGTACGCATCGGCCATATGCTCCGCGAGCATCGCCGTTCGTCTAATCTGAATGCGCGAATACGCCGCCAGTGCAATGCTGGCGTTGCTTAATGCGAATGTGGTCGTACCGCTGCTCATTCCTCATCCTAGTTAAGTCACGGGATACCGGCAACTAATCAGAATAATTGCTATACTAAGCATTATCGTACTCTCACCGCATGAAGGCTTCCGCCCGCCGTCATCGTGCTTATGCCGAAAGTTGCCTGTGCAACACAATAATAAGTTGTCGTGCCAGCAAGACTAATCCTAACCGGAGGAGACATTATCGTCGTGTACTGCGCTGCACCAAGTATTGTCCCCGGATAATTGGCAGCGCCGAAAAAACCTAGCGTTCCGTTACTAACTGCGGACGTTGCCGAAACACTGGCGTTTAGAGTGGTCACGGTGGTAGAAGCTGCGGGAAGATACGCAACTTGGCATGTCACCTCCCAATCCCCCGCAGTCAGGCTTGCAGAACCGACGTTAGCCGCCGCGCCCGTTGATAGCGAGACAGTTTGCAGCCCCGCCGTGCCGTCAATCCGCTCACCGATATTACCGGCAGTCGCGCTATCATTTGTGTTCGTGCCCTGATATTGCCCGCGCCCAATGCTGGTCGCAGTGGTAACGGTAGTGTTAGCTGAATTGGAAACGCCCGTACCGCCTCGCGCTGCCGCGAGCGTTCCCGAATTAAGATTGCTTGCGTTGCCAGCGGCGAGCGTCGTTGCTGCACTACCGGCACTACTCGTCACATCGCCCGTGAGGGCAGGGAGCCTGCCCGCTGGCAATGTTCCAGAATTAAGATTGGATGCGCTTCCTGCGGCAAGCGTCGTCGCCACGCTTCCTGCACTGGTAGTAACATCTCCCGTAAGCGCAGGCATGCGCCCAGCAGGAAGCGTTCCAGTCGTTAGCGCACTAGCATTCGTTTGGGGATTTTCGATATCAGCCATTATGCTTCATCCGCATAGACAGGCTGAGCCGCCGTGCCAATCACGTTAACTGCGCTCAAAGATGGAACCCGAGGGGTATAGGCTCCATTCGGAACTAACGTCAGTGTACCCGCGCCTCCAATAACGGCCGCGCCACCAGTTGGGTTAATGCCAACATTAGAGGTTCCAGTATTCATGATTGTCATGGCTTTACGAGATGCGTTCGCCGCCATCAATTGTTGAGACGCACCGGACATTGACGTAATAGTGCGGTCGGTCGGGGTAATGCCTATATTCTGAGAGCCTGAGACGAAAGACCCGCTGGCCGCTGTAATCGCGGCATTGACGCTAAACGCTGTGTTATCCGACGCAATCGCGACGCGCTGGACTCCCGCCCCCACAACGCCATTGCCGGTGGCGGCAGTTGTAGAGCCGATTTGCGCAAGAGAAACCGCGTTGGTCGTGCCCGGCGTGGTTTGGTCAATGCCCGTCTTGCCGAGTAGATTCGTGCCCGCAGGAAGCGCATTGGTAATCGAGGTGAGGGCCGTGACGGTTGATACTGTCGTGACCGTCCCGATATTCCATGTCCCGGACTGCGTGGCGCTGGTCACCCAAGGCGACGTGCCCTGATTGACCGTTCCAATGACTTTGGTGGTTTCCGCCGCCAGCGTGGCTTGGACAGCGAATGTGCCCGTGCCTACGACTGTGGCATTCAGGTTCCCGGCCGTCGCCTGCGACACCTGAACCGGCGTCATCGAGGCAATGCCTTGGATGGTCGCAACACCCGTTGCAGCCGTCCCAGCCGTGCCGCCACCCGCCACTATCCAAGGAGAGGTTGTCTGAGTGACCGGGAAGACACCCCCGGAACCCGTAACGGTCCAAGTTCCCGATTGCGCGGCCTGAACGGCGAAAGTCCCCGTCCCTACCACAGTAGCGTTTAGGCTTGCAGCGGTGGCCTGTGATGCGGTTACGGTCCAAGAACCTGATTGGGTAGCCGGGAACGTGCCGCCCGTACCAGTGACCAGCCAAGCCGTTGTGTTGGCCGTATTGCCGGGCTGGACGGTCCAAATGCCACTTTGTTTGGCAATCGTGCGGAGGTCGCCAGTTAACGTCTGGCTAAATGGGCTTTCCGCGCCCTCCACGTAACTTGGAGGGGAGGCTGTCGCCTGAGCGGCAGAATTAACCGTAATGGAGCCGGAAATCGTCGCCGTGGTCGGCAACGGATTACTGTTGCTTACCGCAGTGTCGCCGTTAAGTATGACAACATCTGTTGCAAGGGGCATGTTCTATTTCTTAATTGATGCTGAGGCCCTGAAGGATTTGCACCGTCAGAGGGCCGGTCGCTATTGAGGCTATAATGAACCTAACACGGCTGACCGGATAAGTTAATGCAGAAGTTTTGCTGGCCGTGGTCCCAGACGGAATATCAGCACTATCAAACCACAGCGCATTGGCATCCGTTACCGTGTCAAACGGATCGAGGCTGAATTGCAATTTGTAGGAAATGGAACCCGCCACCAACGTACATGCGACCGAAGCATTAAACGGCGCAATCGAAGGATCGAGATTAAGCGATGCCTTCGTTCCAGTCGTGGTGTAGGAAATGGCTTGATATAGGGGCATACATTATTCCTTCCCCATATCTGGGTATTTCCTATGAACGGCTGCTGTTACGCGCGCCTTTAATTCAGGATGCGACGCCACGCGAGCAAGCGCATTAGCCCCGTGAGACCTATCGGGGATCGGGTAGCTTCTGTCCGGTCCCGCGAAGTCCTTACCGGGCAACGCATTTCGTTCCGCTGCATCCAGCTTCGCCATTACGGCTTGGCCGCTTCCGTGTTCTGTCCCGGACGAGCCGCTGAACTAAACGGCGACTTGTCCGACCCTACACGACCACCGGAAGCCCTGCGCGGACGCTTGTCCATGCGAGCCTTGGACTTCTTGCCTTCCATAGCGACTACAGCACCGCCCTTTTTCTTCTCGTGGGCTTCCTTGAGGACATTGCTGCCTGCGCCGGAATAAACCGCGCCACCGAGGTTCTTTTTCTTCGCGCCGTGACGTGCTCGTGACATGATGTCTATTCCCTTTCTATTAGGTGAACTTGATCGCGATGCCGCTGGTCGTCGCAACTGGCACGTTGCCGATGCCGTAGACTGGGCCTGTGGTCGCTATAGCCGTTGCGCCGAGCGATACCGGGTTCTGCAACACAATCGCACCACCCGCCGCCGCGTTTGCGATAATACCAGCCGTTAGCGTCGTTCCAGTCGATTCAACCGCGTTCAAGAACGCACAGTCCGAAAACAGCGCCCAGCGGTCCATGCCGCCAGAACCGACCGTTACCCAGAGCGCACCAGCCGCAGAGGTCAAGCATGGAAAGATGCAGCGGGAAAACGTGTTTCGAGGCGTCGCCGCAGCTAGTTCAAGCGAAGCATTAGCGGCCGACCGAGTGACCGTATCGATGCCGATCTGACAATCCGTAAACGTATTCTCGCCCGTGCCGCCCGTCACGAGAAGCGAACGGCCTCCTGTCTGAGCCGCAGCCGTCGCATTGCCCATGCCGCCAAACAAGCAGCGGGTATATTCATTGCGCCCGCCCGCATCCGTCCAGCAAATCTGCGCAGACGCATTGGCAAAGCCATGGAACGAGCCGATGTTACGGAAGATACATTCCGAAGCCGTCACGTTCACGAGCGGGGTAAAGACTGTCGAGCCGGTCTGACTGATGCGAGCGCGGGCCTGAGAACGAAGGTCCGGCGACAAACCGATAAGGTGCGTCTTGTTCTTGCTCCAGGTCACCGTAGCGGTCGTGTGAACCGTTCCCGTCAGGAACACCACATCGTTATTGCCATCCGCGCAGAGGCTGAGCGCCTGAGTGAGCGTCGCAAGCGGGTCTTGCGGGCCACCCGTATTACCGTCCGAGCCGGTTGATTCATTGACCCAGAACTGAGAGCCGGTAAATGGAGGAATGCCTGCGATGCCATAAAGCGGCATGCCGAACTGCGAGGCGAGATTAACGGCGCGGTAGGTCATTTTAGTCCTTTCTAGTCCGGCGAATACCCGTCACCGATCTTCGGGAAAGTAACCGGGCGGTGATTAGCCGCCCAGCATCGTTAGCTTGTCGGGAAGCTGAAGTAGACAGCGCGTGGGTCATTGTAGCTATACGAGTTGCGCTGGTACCCCTTGACGAGCAAATTGTCGGTTGAGAATTCGACGGACATATCGGTTTCATACGCCGTACGGTTCATGTAAACCAAACCATCCTGATTGGTCTGGAGGAACCACGCGAACTGTGAAGTCAGGTAGTTCCAAACCTCGTAGCCTTCCGGCACACCGCCCTGCGTTGACAAGATGGCGTTCACATCGTTCATCGCCGTTCCCGGACGAAGCTCTGTCTTGAGAAGACGAATGGCTACTGGCTCAAGCTGAGGCGGAACCACGAGCTTGCGCGGCTTTGCATTCATGCGCTGGTTGGCGTTGTCGCGGAAGTTGGCGTTGATCGCCACCTGACCATTCAACAGCGAAGTCTCGTTCAGCGATGCCGCAGGACTTGCGATATTGGAGAACGTTCCGCCATCAACCGGATGGGACGCAGACGCAAATGCTACGCCGTCACCACCATTCGCCGCGTTATAGGTCGCTGCCGAGTTAAGAACGTCAGCCGCGAAAGCCTCATTGGTGCGGTCGAATGCCTCATTCAGCCCCATAACCGCAGGACCAAATTCGGTCTTATACAGGTTATCGTCAATCGCCTTGCGGGTAATCGCAAAGAGAACCGCAAGCTCGTTATGCGTCTGATTGTAGGTATAGCGCTGACCCGAGGCATTATCGGCCTGAGTCGGCGCGCCTTCCTGCTTCACGTAAGCCTGCGCGATGTAGCGCATGCTGGTGGACTGTTCGAGCGCCATGTTGGACTTGCGCTCTTTGAAGATTTTCTTGCGAACGGCAGGAAGCTGTTCGTACTTGCCGGTTACGGCCCAAAGGCCCGGCAAAAGCAAATTTCTAATTGAACTTAGGGCTATCGGCACGGCCTATATCTCCTTGTTATTGCTGATAAACTCATTGCTTGACAAGGCGTTACCCATTGGCATATTGGTATGCTGCTTATTGGATAACTCTTGGCAGACATCGGAGAGATTATGAGCATCGAGAACGAGAAGTGGGTCCCGGTTCCGGGATTTGAGGGAGCTTACGAGGCCTCCGATTTCGGCAGAGTCCGAAGCATGGAGAGGATTGAAGTTTGCGGCAAGATACGCCGCAAGCGGCCGTCCAAAATCCTCAAAATCGACAACGGCCGTGTTCGCTTGTGCAGCAACGGGACCGCCAAAAACATGGCAATCTCCGAACTCATCCAGACTCTTTTCCCCGAAAAGGCTAGTGTTTTGGACCGAGAGGGCGAGAAATGGCTTCCCATTCCGGGCTTTGAAGGTCTGTATGAAGTCTCCAACCTGTACCGCGTGAGAAGGATTACGCGGATTGCAGGGCATCGTCCCGAGGGCGGACGGAGATTTGTCAGCACAAAGATAATCAACCCCACCCCTAACAATGGGTACTTGGTGGTCCACTTGTGGCGAGGCTCCAAAAAGCCGACGCGCAAATTCTACGTTGAAGCAGAGGTTGAAAACCTTTTCCCTGACGCAAAACCATCCATTACCAATGATATTGAATCCCTGCCGAATGAACGATGGCTTCCAATCACCGGATACGAAGGTCTTTACGAAATCAGCGATTTCGGGCGAGTCAAAAGCCTTGGCTGGTACGTCAGCGGCATAAAGCGCCGCTACATCAGGCCGAGAGTTCTCGTTGGTTCCACGACTGCGGAGTACCCCAAAGTTGAATTGGCCAATAAAGGAACCGTGCGCACTATCTTGATTCACCGACTTGTTGCTATGGCCTTTGTGCCAAATCCGCTTGGTCTTCCTATCGTTCACCATAAGGATGAGAATAGAAGCAACAGCCGATTCGATAACCTTGAATGGACTTCCAATGCCGGAAACATTCAGGATTGGTTTGACCGTCGCCGCATCGCGATAACGCCGCATACGATTGACGCTATCCTTGCCGCCGGTGCCGAAGGTAAGACCGCGCACGAAATCCTTGCCCTGCTCCCACGTAGGCGGAAAAAGGGCAAATGAGGGCAACGCCGTTGCCGTAGCCATCATTACACGATGCCGGTCAGGGACTTACGGTCCCAGTTATTCGGCGAGACGATGACCCGGTTGTATGCAGTCGTATTATCCGCTCCATTCGTGCCGGGAGGCGCGCTGTCGGACAACAGCCCAACAATACGGAATGGAAGGGTGGAGGTCGTGTTAATCGTGGATTGACCGACCGTCGCCGTTGAAAACTGCGTTGTCGCGTTAGGCGTGCCCGCCACAAAATTGATGTTGGCCTGATTGTCGGCAAACACAATCGCGGTGTTATCGGATTGCACTACAAACTGTGCTTGCGGGTCGGTGCAGAGATGCGCGGTAATATCCCCGGCCGCTCCAGAGCCGCCCCAATAATTCGTGAAGACTACGCGGCCAAGAGCCGTTGAGAGATATTCGCACCCATAAAAGATGCCGTCGATTTGCGTGGTGCCCGCTACCGATGCAGACACGTAGCCAGTCGCCAAAGACGTTACGGGATCGCCGTAACCAAGCGCAGCCGTGTCAGAACTGGCAATAAGTCGTGTGGTAAGACCCTCAGTCGGAGACCCGCCTTCGAGGCGGCCGAAATACTGAAAGCCATTCGGTGTATTGGCGTTCGCCATGAGCTATCCTTTTACAGCCCTTTACCCTGAAGCCTCAGGGGTGGGCGAAAAGGATAGCGGCGCGCTACCCGGAGACTATTTCTAGTCCGTTGGTATCTCCATAGGGGGCTTTATCGAGCGTGTCAACTTGTTTCCTGCAATAGCCGTGGGGTGGTCCGCCTCGAACCCTGAAGCCAGCCCAGCAATGCCCTGACCACCTTTAATCATGGCAGCCTGAGCCGAGAGTTGCGCCTGCTGCGCCTTGCGGTCTTCCTCTCTTGCTTCCTCGGTAAGTTCCATAGGCCGCCACATCAAGATAAGGCCGCCAAATTCAATCTCGCCCTTATGGCCCTTCCGAGTAAACATTCCGTCAAACACGCCATCAAACATATCGGATAAAACTGGTTCCCATGCGTTTACCTCAAAGCTATTGCGCATTTGAGGCTCTGATTTACCGTGGACGGAGTCCGTAACCCATTGAACATCAATCCCATTCGCGTGAAGTCGCTCCATAATTTCCGCGTCAATATCCAACTGCGACTTCATCGCAGCGTTCTTGCGCAGACGGGTTTTCTTGTGCGGCTGGGGCTTTACGTCCTCAATGTCAGGACGTGTAGGAGTCTGGCGAAGTGGGGGGCGTCCCATGATTTTTAGTTCCTTGATCCGAACAAGTTACGGCGAGAAATGGCAGGGTTCTTAATGACTGCCGCTGCGGCTCCCATAGCCACGATAGCTCCCGGACCAAAGACTATTTCAGGTAACGGTTCTGTAAATGGCGCGGCAAATAGTTCATCCCATTGTGCGGGCTGAGAACGGGCGATTGCCATTAGGCCGGGAAGTAACTGCGCTCTAATTTCCGACAACGCTACGGGCATTAGTTGCGACTCCCATATTTCTCGGGATCAGCCTTCTTGGCGGCCTCGAATGCCTGCACCTGCTTGGCGTATTCAATCTCGGTAATACCCAAGTTCCGCGCCATCTCGCGCTGGTCAGGACTGAGCGTAATCTTGCCGTTCGTGGGGCGACCGTCGCCGCCGCGTTCCTGTCGGGACGGAGGAGCCTGCACTATCGTTTCTCCATCTTCTGTTTCTGCGGCCTTCTTATAGCCCATGAACTGCTCCAGGTGGGCGAAATAGTCTGCCGTGCCCCTAATCAAGCCCTTGGATACCGCATCGTCATAAGCCACGCCCAACCTAGCATTCCGGCGCGGGTCAACTACAGCGTCTTGATGCGCCTTGAGCCAGTCCTTTTCGACAGACATTAAGTTGGGATTGGCGTCGATAGCCGCAATGGGGTCTACCGTTGTTTGAAGGCGAGTTTCCGGCTCTGCCTTACGTTCCTTGCGCTCGGCAATCTCGACTGCACCCGATTCAAGACTGAGAATACGTGCCTCTGCCCGCCCAATCTCGCTTTGTGCGTCAGCCATCAGTGAGGCGTCGCCCGTCTCATAGGCCCGAATGTACTTGGCTTTGGCCCCGTCGCGTTCCTTTTGCGCGGCGGCAAGGCTACCCGTGATAAAGTCGCCCTCCAACGAATCTGTCCGGTTGCGCTGCTCGGCAAGCTCCTTGGCGCGGTCGTCAGCGGCCTTGCGGGCTGTGTCTCGCTCGCGTTCAAGTGCAGCATTGCGTTCCTCAGCGGCCTTGTTCGCCGCCTTCATGGCGTCCAGTTGCTCTTGGAGAACCTTGGAACCGTCGTCAGCCTCAATCTTCTTGGTAGGCTTCTCATCGCCTACCTCAATCTCGCCGACGCCATCCGGCAATTCGACAAGCACGGGATGGTCAAGCGGGACAGCCGAGATTTCTTCCTCAGTCTTTAACGCGCGCGCAGCCATTACTTATGCCCTCCATAATACCAATGCTCAATAATGTCAGTGCGGTCATCCCAAAGGTAGGTTCCGATAACCCAGAAATCGCCACAGCCCTGATAAATTGTATGTGTCATCGGTGCGTAATCAGTTCCGGCTCGTCAATAATCATGTCAATCAGCGTGTCCTCAATCATGCGACAGTCCACGCCGTTAATCTGTATGCGCTTGCCATCGCCGGGGCGGAACACCACCCATTGGCCGACGGATGCCTTCTGATTGTGAAAATATGTCTTGGTCTCAGGCTCATCCAAGAAAGCTGTTCCGCCCAGCTTTAGCACAAGGCCGACCGCGCCCTGATACACGTCTTCCTTGAGCGAAGTGGTCGTCCGAATAATCCCGCCCTTGGTTTTCTCAGGGCCGATATAAATCGCCACCAATACCCGGTTGCCCAAGATGATTTCTCTGGACAAGTCGCCGACCTCATTCATCAGCGCCAGCTTGGGATTGACGGCCTTGGAGAGCTTTTCAAGTACGGCTATCGCCATGTCACTCTTTCATGATTTCTTCGTAAGCTTCATTTAGTATCGTTTTTGCGTCTGCCAATGCCCGACGATAACCGTAAGAGTATTTCGTCTCAGCCCAATCGCGCAGGTTGCCGCCCGTTAAAAGCTCAATAGCCTTGGCGTCTTCTGCATCAAGCCGTTCCTTGACGCGCTCGACAAGTTTCGAGTCAAGGATAGCAGCCATTACTTGGCCTTAACGGGGCCAGCCTTTGAGCCGTATGCCTTCACCTTATCCAAGCGACCCTCGCCGGTTGCCGCGCCTGCGGTCATAGAGGGGTAGGAATGAACTCTGCCTCCGTTGGCAAAGCCCTTCTTGTTGCCGTACTGCGCTCGCATCTCAGCGGTGCGGCGCTGACTCTCGCCTAAATGCTTCATCACTTCGGTCCTTTGGTTGGCGGATAGTATGCGGCTGGCTTCCCAATAGTCACAGACATGGGCACTGAGCCGCGCGGTTCTCCCGTGAGATACTGGTCGTACTCGCTCACGGACGGGTCTACCTTCTGCGCCTTGGTCTTGGCGGGAGGCGTGTCGTTCGGTGGGGTGGTTTGTGCCATTGTCTTTCCTTTAGCGATGGTCGTATGGAAACATGTCGGCCACATACGCCAATATAATACCTAACACAAATAGCACTCCTAGAATGCCTATAATTGCTAAGGCTATTTGTCCCGCATCCATTTATAGCTCCACATACTGCAAGTGGCCGGTCGTATTACGGCGCGCAAAGGCTGCGTTAGCTATCTTAACACATTCCTCGAAAATCATGCCGTCTTCTGCATGTACCATCTTGCCTTCTAGGCATTTGCAGAACTTGCATTGAAGCTTGAGTCGGTCGAAGTTCATTGCGCAGTTGCGGCCTTAACCGCATACATCGCTGCCGTCTCGTAATACGTTTGTGCCAGCGCAGTCAGACGCGGGTCTTTCAGCTTCACTGTCTCGCACAAATCAATCAATTCAGCCGTCTTCTGCTTGATTTGGTCTACCGTGCTATCGGCGGACGGATTAAACGTAGTGCGGACGCGGGTTTCTCCAATGGACATTATTTCTCTCCCAAAAGCGCGTTTGTAAGTGCGTGAGCAATATCTGAGGATAGCATATCCACCATCCGTTTTCTACGCTCGGCATTGATTTGAAAGTCAGCATAATCCATTGGATTTAATGGCATGCGCGGCGGTGTGATGCTGTCCAAGTCAATGCGGCTGATAATGTGGTCAAAAGCCAACTGCTCGCCGCGATAATCAATTCTCACGCTGCATTTCAGTTCATTGGGCGACCGAAGAAAGCTAGCGGCACTATCCCGCGTAAATGTTTGTTCAACAACTCTCATTCTTCCCCTCCCGCTGGTTTAGGCTTCTGTTTCGCTAGTTCCAATTCGTGTTCGCGGTCTAGCTCAGCCTGCGTCCGCTCATGTCCGTGCGCGTGTTCCTGCGCTACTATATCATGGATTCGGTCGTGCGAGGCCCTTGTCATTTCCGCGTGCGTATCAATGGCCTGTTTATCACGCTCCGCACCAAGTTTCATGGTCAAAATGCGCTCGGCGTTCTGTGATTCGCTGCTGTGGATAGCGATAGTCGAGGCCAAGCGGAGTCGCTCGGTCTCCTGCTCGATCATCGCCACCTTTTCCTTGCTGGCGCGTTCCGCAGCCTTGTCCTGCAATTCGGCTTGTTGCATTGTGGCGTCGGCTTGAATCTTGGCGGCAGCGGCTTGCGCGTCTGTCTGTGCCTTTTGCGCCTTGACCTGCACGTCCGCCATCTTGGCCGGGTCAACCGGAGGGCCTTGCGGGGGCATAGGCGCGGCTTTCAGGTCGTCAACATCGTTGATTTCCATCTCGCGCGCCCAACGCTTGAAAGTCTTCCATTCGTCCAATAGCCCCGGCGCGGCCACAGCCACGCTCTTGAGCGCATCCGCCTTGGCCGCACGATGAAGCCTTGTCGGGTTGTTCGGGTCAGATACCGGAACAAGGTCGTAATCCGCCAGTGCCTTCAAGAACTGCTCTTTCACCCAAGGCATGGTTGGCCGCTTGTTGAAGCGCCAGAACGCCTCTGGATCGTCCTTAAACCGCTCCTTGAATAGCTGTAGTTCCTTGGCCTGCGAGACGTGTAGCCGCTTGTTTACAGCACCCAAGGGCTTCGTGGCCTGTTCAATCAGGGCCAGCGTGGTTCCTACCGGCGCGTCCTGACGGCCTTCCCCAATCTGGGTGTTCGCCGTTCCGCCCAGTCTCTGGCCTAGTTCCTCAACATGCTGTACGAATGCAGTAAATGCCGCGTCGGGATTCTTGTACGGCAATGGCATGACGGCTTGCCGAATGTCAGTCACGGCCGCATCAAGCCCTACGCCCGAACCCGGCGCTACGCGGAACTGATTCGTAAGTTGTCGTCCGGCCCCCTTGAGGTAGAGAAAGCCCGGAAAGTTGGCGAACATGCCCGCATCGATAAACTCACGCCACAGCGCCGTCAGGGCCTTAGTAGTATTCCCCAGCAAATGAAGAAGACCAATGCCGTAGAACCCAAAAGCGCGCATGTATGGAAAATCCACAAAGTACTCTTTGGCAAGACATTCCTTGTCATCTTCCCTCCAGTTACGTCTGACTTCCAAGACTTTCTGACTGTCCTTGTCGATGGATACTTTATACGGAAGCGGCAATTCTTTCCCTTTGAATTGCGCTGGTGCGTATTCATCCAGATTTAGCTCGCAATAGCATTCGTATATGACGTGATCCGCATCCCTCGGGTCAGGCTTTTCCTGCACACCCGCGACCTCAGCCTTGGCTTGGTCGATGGCGTTAGGTGATTCGGATTGTGTGGGAGCGCCGATTTGAACATCCCGATATACCTTCAGGATTTGCATGCGCTTCAATACGGACGGCCGCATTTTAATGCGCTGCGTCACTCGCCCGGCATTACTCAGATCGGTCAGGGCGTTCGATACAATGAAGTCCTCGATATCCACTGATTCGGATACCGGCCTGCGCCTGACAGGGCAGTTATAGACCTTCTTGATGCCCAAGCCGCCGAAGCCGATCTTGAATAGCATTTGGTCGGTATCAGGCACGTATTCGGGCGCATCAACCGTGAGGTAATGGTTGAAGTCCTTTTCCAAGGCGTCCGCTAGCTCGTCTCGGCCCTCTACAGACGCTAACGGAGGCGCAGGGATAGGTGGAGGCGGCGGTGCGGGCGGCGCACCAGCGCCCGTCTGTGGGCCAGCGGGAGGCATAGGCGGGTGTGGCGGCATTGCCACAGGCGGATGAGGCAGCGGCCCGGCAGAAGGCGACGGAGGGGAAGCCCCCATGCCGGGCGCGCCTAGGCCGGGAACAGGGGAGGGGGGAGTCCCCGGCGCAGCGAAAGGATTATCCAATGGAGGTCCGCCGTTATGCCCTATCATCGGAGGCATGTCAGGCTTTTGCGGTCGGTCGTCCCTGATCTTGACCGGACCCGACGCGGGAAGCATTTCCCCCATCGCATTGGCTTGGAATAGCTGGCACGCCTCCAGTAACAGCGGATGCCGTACCGTGGACATGCCTTCCAATGGGGCAGACGAATTACCCGCCGTCACGTTCGGGCTTTCAATCACCAGCCCTAGCAGTTTCATGCCCTCCGCGAGCATTTCCAGATGCTCGGAACGGCTTTGGTCGTCGCGGGCAATGCCCTCCAGAATGTCTGTGGATATCTTGTTTAGCTCAGCTTCCTCCATATGCTCGGCAAGATTCGCATTGAATCTGTCGGGCTTGGCGCGGTCATTCTTGGGGGATAGGTCGATTTCAGCCGAGCCGTCCGGCAGTTCCGTTATCTTGGCCCCATCCTGAAATGACGTAGGGTCGTCCGAGACATCGACCTCGCGCGGGCCAAGCTTCTCCCGCTCCGGTTCTTGAACAGGATATTGCAGGACGTTGGAGAGAGGCGAAAGTGCCATTATCTGCCTAGAAAATCTGCCTTTCTAAAGGCAGATGATAGCATATTTGCGGCGATGTCTTTAGCTAATTCATCTCTAAGTTCAATGGCAATATCTTCTCTTGATTCCGTATGGTCAAAGTCAAATGACTTGTCCATGCTATGCCGTTCTCCATTCAGGGAATACATAATTTTGTAATGGGTCTTCTGCTCATACGAGCTACGTTCTACATGAACAACGCAATCAAATTTGTTGTCGCTTAGCCGAACTGACACTTCAATTTTCTTTTGGGCTTCTCGTTCAAGGTCTTTCAGCAGCGCAACCGATTCGTCTGTCGGGGCTCTCTTTTCCGTAATCGATGCGTGAGCATAAGTAGAAACTGGCCGCCTATCGGCCAGTACAATGGTTCGGTTGAACATTAGTTGTCCCTTGAAAGTTAGACCAGCCGATGCTCTAGGGATACGGGGGACGTAGGACTAGAACACCGGCTGGAACCGGAATGAGAGGGGAGGAGGGGGATAATCTCATTCTGGTATTTCATGTCGTCATATTGAGCCTGATTGAAGGCACGTAGTTGGTCGGCCGTCTCAGGACGGTAGACGGCGCTCGTGTTCCGTTAGGTCATACGGCTTCATAGGTGGCGTCAAAGATATCAGGCTTGCAAGGATAAAGTTCGTTTTTGACCCCCTTGATAATCCAATCGTTGTTATCAACGCGCATCACACCCTCAAGCGTGAAGATGTTTAGATCTCCTGATAGATCACGATAGATAGAGCCAATACCACCATTCTTTTGCAGCGCCTCATACAGCCAATCCGGCGCGATTGCTGATTGCCACGGTCCAGTCCAATGAAAAGCGTCGATCACAACTAGCCTTTTCCTAAACTTGGCCATCACGCCGCCCTCCCTTTCTTTGTCACCGCGTCCTCAATCGTAAATGAGGTAAATGCTCGGTAATGGCCTTCCATGACCTGTTCCATTGCCGCTAACGGTTTGGTCACCCGAACAGCCTTACCACGGACTAGCCACGCTGTCATGCGCTCTGCAAAGGCTATGGCGTAGTCCTGAGTCTCAGCCTCCGTGGAAATGGATATGTTGGTCTTGTCGCCTTGTTCTGTGCAGAGAATGGTGGCGAGAGTCATGTAGTCTTGATTTCAATAGTGACTTTGCGCCCCACATGATAGGCTTTCTTGGCCTTGTCGGTGCAAGCTACCTCGAAATAGCAGTCACCATCTAGCCGCCAGAAAGCGTCGCGCTTGGAACGTGCACGCATTTCCACTTTCAGCGTGTCGCCGCTATTGCCGACGCGCTTAACCTCACCCTCGATTTTCATTTCGGTCCTCCAAATACCTGATTGAACTGCCGCTGTAGCTCATACGCCGCGCGCTGTTCACAGACTTGCTGTAAATATCGCAGTGCAGCATCATGGTCCATTGCAGTCTCTACCCCGTCTGTCGTGACAGAGAGTTGGCCGGTGGGTAAGGGAACGACTTTGTGGCCGTCGATAATCATGGCGACGCCCCAAATAAAGCTTGTTCAATGTAGAATTGCCAGACGGGTACTTTCGCGCCAGTTACCGTAACTATATCGGCATCAACGTCTTTGTGGCCGCGTGCGGTGGCTAGCTTGCGGGCCTGCTGAGCAAGTTCAGGGGAACACGCTCCAATCTCGGAATCGCCCTCGTGCTCGGCCGCGCGTCTGCACCATTCGGCGTCAATCAATAGCTTCATGAGTCCCTCCCGTTGATTTGCAGACCCTATCACGATTGCGCGGCGAACTCAAGCGCGCTGACAACGCATACGTAACGCTAGGCGTCCATGAGAACACGTAACCTACCGCGAATCTCGAACTCGGCTTCGTCTGGCTTATCACCTGGTTCCAAAAGCATCTGCGTGGTGTTGCCGCTCGTGAAGCAGATCATCCGATCTGTAATCGTCCACACCGGATTTTCCCAAAGCTCACCATCCCAGAACAGCATGGCCCCGGCATCCGTCTTATCCTTCAACCCTCTTGCCCAATCGTGCATCGCTCATTCCCCGCTACTGCGCAGCCGCCTCAACTACCTTGCGCGGCCTACCACGTTTCTTTTTTGCCACCAGCACCACGCCGTTATCCACAACAGCCACGTCAGGCCCATTCGGTTTGGCCTCAGACTTTTCCACAGGCGGTAGTGCGCTGTAGTGCCATGCGCTGGCCAAGGCTTTCATGCGGTCCAAGTGCTGATGCAGTGCCTTTAGGCCGTCCATGTCTACAACCTGATTGCCCTGTACAAAATCGGCCGCCCGATGAAAGTTGGCAGCAAGCAAAGAGCGCCATTCCGAGGCGTCTAGGGTGAGAGTTGGTTTAGCGGTCATCGCGGTTTAACTTGTTCCGCGATAGCGAAGATTAACGAATCTATGCTATCAAGTATCGCGTCTGTATGCTCGCGACATATAGGCCGAAGCGCGCGAGCTAATTCAACGCGCGCCAGATCAATGGCGTCGCCACGCTCAAGCATCTCCGCCTCTTGCGGGGAAATTGGAAAGCCGTGCTGGTCTGTTGGCACTAATTATCCTCCCGCACAGCCTTGTGCGCGCTCTTGATGTGCTTGTGGAAATAGCCGCCTACGCTGTCAGCCTTCTGCATCGCTTCCCAATGCTTCTGGTCTACGTCTGCGTAATGCCATGAACCACCTGACTTAAACTTGATGGTCAGCCGACGTGTAGCAGAGTCGTAATGTCCGCTTTCAAGATTGGAGGATTTGAAAGGGATCACGATATGCGCTCGCGCTGTTCACGCCAAACCATGTAACCTGAGAATATGGCCGCCATTATAATTGGAAGCAGATTGCCGAGTCCGAGCACAAAATCCCAATCCCGAAACGAATGGAGGACAAGCGCCATCAACATGTATAGCGTGAATTTCCGCTCGAAACTCTCGACCATCTTCCCCTCCATTGATAAGCAAGCTTACGGCCGCTGAAGGTTGCGATATACCGTTGCCTGATATGGACGGCCATCCGGCAAATAGCGTTCCTCAGTGTATGGGTCGGCCTTATAGAAACCATCCTCGCCCGTGTGCGTCAGGCCCGCGATGCCGGTGCGGATGTGCGTCAATGCACGAGCATATGCGAATGGGTCTGTCCGGTCGGCTGCCGCGTAGTTTCGCGCGCCTTCCAGCATCCGTTCCATTTGCTTGTTCATGGTCTCCCTCCATCAGCCACAATCGGCTATGCCCAAGCTAAGCACTAGTTGGCTTGCGTGTCAAGCATCATACAAGGCTTTCTGCTGGCCTCTGTGAAGGCGAGATTCGTAGTCCGCAGCCTCTACCTCGTGCGTGTGCTGGATAAGGCCCATGTCCCGCATGTGCTTTAGGGCTTGGCTAGTGCTGTCCGAGATGTCCTTGAACCTTCCCTTGGGGAACATTGAAATCTCATTGATCGCTAGTGCAGCCCATTCATAATCGCGGTCGTCCGGCGCATAGACAAGATTCTGTGAGAATGTAGGCACAACGGCGTGCATTCTCGCCACCTTATCCCCCTTCGGCTCGGCTAGTCGGATACCATAGTTAGTCGGCCCAAACATGCGTTGTAGCGCGCTGGCCGCATCCTTGCCGCTCGCTCGGTTCTCAATGATGAGCCAATCCGCCTTGAACCGCAAACAAGTGTACCGCAGCCATTCTACCAGCCCCCACGAAGGCTGGGAACGCTTTGTGTAAGCTCGCTCACTTTCATTTGGCAATCGCTCCACTAATTTGCCGTGAAGCTCCAGATGCTTACGCCAAGCCCAAATGAGCATGATCTTGGGATAAGAGTATGCGCCCTCTCGGAACAATCCCCATACCGTGCAGCCGGTCGGATCGTTCTCCTCTTTCTCGGTAAAGGCAGTATCGGCCGAGACAAGGATAAATTCAAATTGAGGAAATTCGTCTTTCTCCCACAACTGCCACCAATCGCGCTTGATAATGCCGCCGCCGCGAGGCTCAGGGGACTGCCGATATTGAGCCGCATAAGCGTAAGGACCGACTTGCGCCTTGATGCGTTCTACCGCGTCTGCCGAAAATCGCTCCTCCCACGCAAGCGCACTCGTAATGGTGCGGGGGTCTTTCCAGCCAATTACCGTCTCGCAATTCCAATCTTCCTCATATTCCATTGGAATCATGAGATGCACATAGTCAAATGCTTCATTATCCCGCAGGATTATTCCGCTCACGTCCTCCTCGTGGACACGCTGCATAATTACAACAATGGCGGATTTATCCAGATTGTTTAGCCGGTTTGACAATGCTTCGCGGAACCAGCGCACGGTCTCATTACGAATGTTTTCCGATTCGCCCTCTTTGACGTTGTGAGGGTCGTCCACAATAACGCGGTCACCGCGCTCGCCGGTACCAATGCCTCCTACCGAGGTCGCCAGCTTCGATCCGGTCTTGTCATTGGTGAGCTTTGTTTCACCAATCTTGCGCATTGCAAACTTGCTGCCCCACAAATCCTGAAACTCTTTCGAGAGGACAAGATCGCGCATCTTGCCGTTATCACGTTCAGTAAGGCCCGCTGAATAGCTGAAGGCCACATAACGCAAATGCGCCATATCCATTGCCGACCACTCCCAGCATGGCCAGAAAATATCAGTGGTCATCGACTTGGAAAATCCAGGAGGCACGTTCACGAGAAGGCGAGTTATCTCCCCGAATGTCACAGCCTCCAAGTGCTCACAAATGGCCCACAACGGCCATCCGTCTACAAACGGCGTCTCAGGCTCCAGCACATGCCAGAAATGGCGCACGAAGGCGATTAAGCCGCCCTGTCTTACGCCGTTGTCATCGTAATAGCCGCGCTGGGATTGGAGCTTGCGAGCCTCACGCCGTTTGTATTCGGCGAGCTTTCTTGCAAACGCCTCCAATCTATCTCTTGGAATAGGAACGGTCATCCGACCAAATGAACAGGGTAAATACCACTGTCCTTGTCATAAATGTATAGGGTAATTGGCATTGAAATATTTACGATTAACACATGTTTCTCCTACCGAGTCGCTGGCCGTCGATACTGCTCACGTTCCGCCATCTCGCCCAGCCTGCGCATATCGCCAGCCAACAACGTGCTCGGCACGCCATCATGTGTGCGATAGACAGGACATTCATCGCCTAGTCCGCGCCAATCGACCTCAAACACTGCATCCTTGACGCGCTCCAAGAACGTAGTGCCAGTGACCTTATCATAATCCATGTCAGAACCTATGTCCGCCCAACCATGCCTTGCAGCTATCCGAGAATGACGGCTTGTCAGGCCCGCGTATCACATCATTCAGCGCCAGCCTGCGATCCTGCGCATCCAGTGTCGCGCTCCACTTGCCCTTCTTTTCCAGAGCCAACCGCTCGCGGATTGCACGTTCGGCCGCTGTTTCTAGCTTGTATAGTCGCGGATCGCCGTTCATTGGCCTCGTCTCGTTTGCGCTGTCGCCAAGCCTGATGGCGGATTTCTCGCTCAACCCAATCGAACGGCCAGATCATTCGAGTGGCGCAAGTTCAATGCTGACAAGCTTGCCATGATAATGGTTATGACCCCATTCGTCCAAAACAATTTCAACGCGCTGGCCGAGCGGCAATAGATATGGAAGGACCGCCTCCAGCGCATCCCGCATGTCCATTGAGGTTGCGCGTAGCCCGCGCTTTTGACAGGCATAGACCATCGCATCGATGGCCTGCTGCATGGCGGGCGTGATGGCTCCAATATCGGGTGACCGAACCACTGGATCGTCTCGCACTGCGCTATCGTGAACCATCAGCCCTCCGTTGTTCAGCCTTGCGGCGGTAGTAAGTACGCTCGGTCAAACCTAATGCCTTCCAAGGCTCGTGCCGTTCATGCTTCTCGCCGATTCGGGGTCGGCCCCGCTTAATATCTAGCGGGCCGGGCTTAATACCGGCTTCTCCCGTCTCGCCCACTTGCGTGGCTCGTGCACCTGTGGCGGGCTTGTGACCCGCCAACGAGGGAAGACCGCTGGGCCGTGCGTGTCCATCCACGCCGCCGCTAGAACTCTTGGAGAACCGAGCCTCCCGCATTTCACGAAGCCGCGCAGCCATCGAAACAGTCTCAGCCATGTCAGTCTTTATGGCAGTTATTGTGGCAGTCGTCAAGCCCCTAGTGCTGCGTCTTGCCGTTGGGTTTCGCTAGAGCAAGCGCGGGTTCATGCTCGATTGTCACGCCCAACTCGCTAGAATCCTTGCGCAATTCCTCCAATAGCTCTTGGTCGGTCAGTCGATCAAAGTCACCAGGAAGGCCGTGCTCCACCTTATGGACATCGCGCCATTTCTCTGGCCTGCGGTTCTTGAGCCAGAATATCATGGATACCGTATCGGGTGGGACGTGCTTGCGTACCTTGGCGCGGACGATTTCTCCTTTATATTGAAAGACTTCCTCAGAATCAAACTCGTATCCTGAGGCGCGCATGAACAAGCTGCGCTCAACACGATGGTCCGCAATTTCCTTGGCTACCTTTTTGGCCTCGCAGAACTCAGGGTATTTTAGCGCCCACCTATACAACGTGGCCACCGAAATACCGAAGAAATCGGCCATTTCTATATCTGTAGCGCCTAGCTGGCAGAGCTTTACGACTTGCTCCACGTATTCTGGTTTGTATGCGCTGGGACGCCCCATAACTGGCGCGTCTGCATCGTCTACGGCTATGCCCTCTGCACGGTCAGCCGCCGCCTTGACTTGCTCCGGCGTTAGTTTGCGCGGCTCTCGGGACATACCGTTGTTTGTCTCTCAGGGACTTCCAGCATTTCTGGCAGAGGTCGTGATTGTTGTCTTGTGGCCTCTTATAGCCTTTTCTTGACCTTACAAGTATTGGTCGGCCGCAGGAACAGAGAAAGCGTTTCATGGCCCAACTCCATGACCAATCCTAGTTTATTGCGGCGTTTCAAGCAAGTAGCTATCCCTGCGGCAATTTCTGGAGCGCATTTAGCAGCATCGTGGCGATAGCCATCGTGGATTCTCGGGAACAACTTGTTTCCGCTATTTTGTCTCCAGCGTATGTAGTAGAGCGGGGACATTAGGCCAGCGGCTCCCATAGCTTTTTCATGTGTTCCCAACGAGGCCGCAGAAACTCTAGCACCGCAGGCTCGTCCGCGCGGCAGACTGAAATCTCGGACCAACGGTACAACCCCTTGCGCTGCCCCATCCAAAAAAAATCAGCAGCTTGCCATTTCGATAATTCACGTCGCCCGTAAATTCGCCCGCGCCCCAATCCTCGCCTTCCTGCCAATCAAACCGAAACACCAAATTCATATCAAAATCGGAATTGTTGTACTCACTGTGGAAATCCGACCACATTCCGTATGTGTCGCCACAATCGTTAGCAAAATAGTTACCCTCGTTGCAGTAGTAAGGGTGATTCACTTCCCACAGATGCAGCATAACAAGTCCCTCCGTTGATAATTGAACCTTAGCCTGCGTTGGGAGCCTTGTCAACACCCTTTTTCTCCCACAAATCCGCGTATCTCGCCGTGTACTGATGCTGGCCGATATGACAGATTGCGTGATTCGTAACCGCATAAACCTTGCCGCCCACTTGCCGATGCCGGTGGCAGAATGAAAAGTCCTCCGATAATGTGCGGTGCCGCACTGAATGGCCGCCCGCATCGGCTTGCCTGATTTTCTGAAATGCGCTGATAATCCTCTTGCCGCCCCTCTTTTTCAGGAATTGCTCAATCGCCGAATCACCTAGCTCGTCTATGACTGTCGCCACCCCGGCCTGTAGCATATTTGCCACACAATCGCGCCGGATGAGTAGAACGCCAGCCCCAATACCCTCCAGTTCGATCAGCGGCCCTTCCGTTTTGTCTGCCGGGTCTAAGGCTGATCCTACCCACTCGATAGGTAGCCGTTTCTTAGGGTAGAGAACGCCACACAGCGGTTTATCCGCCAATAGCATGTCCCGTACTAGCTCGGGTTCGAATTGGATATCAGCGTCCACCATGAGGCAATGCGAGGCATCCGTACCATCGTACCACACCGTCAGGAACAAGTCCCTCAGGTCCGCTATATCCGGCAGTGTCCACGCCGCAAAGCCATTGAACATACGGCGCTCGGTTAACTCCTTGACCAGCGCAATAAGGCTCGCCGTAGTCTGTGAACAGTTTTGTTGGCCGAAGGCAGGAAGGGCGATGAAAACGGTATCAGTCACTCGACGCCCTGCAATTCCTTATGGTTGGCCGGATTGAGGAGTGCAGTCAGGGCCGATATGTCAGTCTTGCGCTCAATGACGGGGCGGAAACGATGTGCCCAGAAAGGGTCGTTCACACTACGGAAAATTTCAGCCACTAAAATACACGGAAATTTCTTCAGGTCCCATGCGTGGACAAGCCCTATAGCAGAGACGGTGTATTCTTTGCCCTTCTTCAACAATCCATCCCAGCATCCTAGACGCAATCCGGAATCTCCATCGTCCACGCACACCACTTTCTGACCAACCCTGAAAGTCATTTCCCGCTCCTCAGTCTATAAGCCCCGCCCGAACGTGGCTTAACTCTGTGTTCCACTTCGCCCCGCTCCTTGAGCAGCCCTAGAATATCCCTCGCAAGCGATAGCGAATAGCCCGTGCCCATCATGACATCCCGTATTGTAGCAGTGCGGCAACTCAGGCATGAACGTACCGCATTGATTTGCTCAATGCTTATCGCCATTCCTTGGGCCTATTGTGAAACTTGAACGGCTTGCGCATCGCCTCAAACTCCTCAGGAAATGCCACAGCATCTTGTATGGCATGAAGAATACCGTACTCTCGTGGGGACGGCTTAGAAAACTTGGAAAGCCTGCCCTCCATAGCCCTCAGTTGGTCAATCGAGGCAGTAGAATAGCCGAGACAGATTTCCTCGAACGCAGGCCGCACGTAATCAGGATTGCCCGCCATCTTCCACCCCAAATATGTCCGGCCTTAGCTTATGCCGGGAGACCTTTGTTAAGCCCTCGATAAACAGCACCCGCTTGGGAGGGCACTTGCGCCACTGCACAATGGCCTCCGGCGTGATATTGCCTATCTGCTTGGATAAAGCAGTCGGGCCACCAGCAGCCTTGATGGCTTCCTTGATAGCCTTCTCCATGTTGTTTGCGAGGCGGTTCATGAATTAAGAACCGCACGGGCGCGCCCAAGCGCAGCGCCAAAAGTACGCGTCTCCCCTAAGGCTATTTCATTAAATATGGGGGGATATTCCACCTTTTCCATATTTGGCCCGCGCCAGAACCAATAGGGGTTTAAGTTTATCTCAGTGTATCCGAGCGATGAAAAATACTGAGCAAGCAAGCAATGTCCAACATCCGTATAGCAGTATGGCTTATCGGCAGGCCGCCTCTCTAACCATGCTACCAATTCAACGACTGTAAGCGGGTCAGCCGTTGACTCAATTTTCTTTTCCCATTTTGGGTCATAAAGCATGTAGTCCTCCTATCCTCCAAGGCATAAGCTATAATTTGCGCGCCGTCAAGGCTTCCTTAACCCGCCTCTGGCATCTTCTCCACACAAGGAGAACGCCATGAACCCAAATCACGAAGCCTCAGCCCTAGCCTGCGCCGTTTCCATTGTGCTGTTTCTGGGGACGTGTTTTCTGTGGATAGTCATTTTGCAAAAGCTCTAGCCCAGCTATTTCTAGGCTGAGCAGCGGCGCGTTTATCGCCTTGGTCACGTCCAGCCCTAGCTTTTCACAGCGCCAGCCGAACATCTTGTCTATGGCGCGGCCTAGATTGGTCGCCTTAAACTGTTTTTGTTCCTCAGACATGAGATGCCAAGGGTCGCGGGTCACTCGACTTTGCGGACTTCAATACCCGCCGCCTCAGCGCGTCGCACCATGTCGGCCGTTCCGCGACCGCCCGGAAAGGCAACGACTAATTCCGGCGCTCCCTTGTCGAGCATTTGTTGATTGCGAATCGGGCCAGCTTGTTTACCGAACGTGCCCCAATCGGCGGGAAATGGGATGACCGGAACGTTGTTAGCTTTGGCCCAACTATCGGCCAAATCGTCAGCCCCGGCCGCATTTCCGTGGATAATCGAGGTCGGACAAATGCCGCATAGCACATCATAGACCTTCTGCGCGTCGCTGTAGTCGCGTCCGCCACAAACCAAAACCCTCATGTCTCACCCCTGATGCGCTTCCACAGCGCAGGCGATACGCCCGTATTCGGCATCCCAACCTCCCTGCATTCCCGTTCCAGTATTGCCGTATTGGCCTTGTCCAGAATGGCTTTCCGGTTAGACTTGATGCGGTCGCTTTCCTCGTGGCGCTCGACCAACCCCCAATTCTCCCCATATGTCTCGTGCATTTGCTGTAGAGTCGGCCGAGGAATAGTTGGAGCGGGTAGTTTCTGTTGCGCTGCATTCGCCTCCCACTGCATTGCGAATCGCGTTGTGGAAAACTCAGCCTCGCACGCTTCCCGCAAGGGCTTTATCGCTGGCATGAAATCGTGTTTGGCCGGTAAGCCCGTGGTCACCGAGCAAAGCCGCTCGCCTACCCATTCAGGATATTGAGCAAGCAATTCCACGCTACCCGCCATCAACACGTAAACGTCACTCGCGTTCGGGGCCGGGAAAAAGCCGGAGAGGCGGTCGTATAGTTTCGCCGCTTTCGCTTGTCCCATCGGTGTATTGTCTAAGCTTGGCGCGGGCGTCGGACCAGTCATTCTGCTGTTTCTCCCGAGGCTTTAGCGTAGTTGGTTGATCAGGCTCGTCATTCCAACGTTCTTCATTGAGCCAAGTCTTAGCGTGGAGAATAAATTGCGGTTCTGTTTCGCGCTTGGCATGAATATAATTTTTCAGCCCGAGCATAATGACATAGAAATCCGTATTGCCCTCTTTTTTTATCTTGTCCAATGTTTTGAGAGAGGGCTTTTTTGCCACCTTTCTAGGATAGGCGGACCAAAATTGTTCTGCGTAATCCGACGGCCATTCCATTGGCTATTCCTTTAAGGCCGCACCAGCCATCCAGCGATAGGTTTCTATTTGATCGGCATCATTGCCAACAGATTCTTTCATTTCCTTAGTTGGCTCCTGCATAGTTTCAATTGCTACGCGGGCGATTTTGCGCAAATCTAACGACCCTCCATTTGGAGACCAATCCTCAATTGAGGCATGCCAATCGGTTTTACTGTCATGAAGTGGCTGTGCCAGCAATTGGCGGCCGATTTCTGCTTTGATTGCAGCAGCAACACGATCAATCATGCTAAAACCCAAGCAACTGCCGATCTTCCCGACCGGCCTAACTTCGACCAGCCACTGTCCTTGACCCGGCCCATCAGTTGCAGTTCACGGCGGCGGGGTCGTTGCGTATTTGGCCCAAGTTGCAAGTCAGCCTGCATTTCCTCGTCTGTAGCGCCTTGAGGATGTTGGCCGAGGTAGGCTAGTATTTTCTTGTGCAGCGGGCCTATCTTTCCCTCGATGGCCGTTGCCGCCGCTATGCTTGTCGGGGAATGCCGTTGTGCAGGCGCGTGGCCGCCGTAGGTATAAGGCGTGTCGCCAAGAAGGTCTTTCATGCTGGCCATTAGACGCGGCCTTTAACGTGCGCTTCCACAAGATCAAGAGCGGCGCGGATTTTCGGGATGTCCTCGATTAGAATCTCCACGGTGCCTTGGCCGTGGCTGTTGTCTCTCGAACTTGGGTAAAGTTCAATCGCGTGTCGCGCCTCTTTGTCGTAGGTATCCTCGCCGCGTAAATAGAACGACTCGCGGCGAACCTCTACGCTGTACTCACCCATTTCAGGAGTGGAGTCTAAACACGCGCCCATCTCCCGCTCCCCTAAAACCCGCAATCGTGGTAGCTATCGCGCTCGCCGATAAGGATTGAGGTTCCGTTTTTCATGTCCGAACCCTCCTCGACATACCGGCCGTTCTTGCGCAGGCTGAACCAGCGCAACGGGGACATCGTATTGCGCTCGTAACGATAATCCTGCGAATCGCACATACCATTGGCGTCGGTACGGATTGAACGATCCTCTTGAATTTGGACGCGCTTCACGGTTGGGTTCCCCATTGAACCACCCAGCTTAATGCGGACAATGGTTGCCGCATGGCGGTCGCTGTACATGATAATCGTCGCGCCCATTCCGACTTCCGGGGTGACGGGCTTGGAACGTTCCATCAGGCGGTTGTGAAGGTTGCCGTGCAGCATGTCTATCTCCCCTTGTTGATAATTGAACCTTAGCGCGGGACTAGGGGCCTGTCAAGGATTGATTTCGTCTTGCCTGCGGGCTACGGTTCCGGCCTCGGGAACAACACAAAGGGCACGGTACATGAAACCATTTCTGATGGTGCTGATTTTTGCTGTCATTTTTTCCTTACCCGCCAAAGCTCAAACATTCGTCGGAGACCGTTACGCCAGCATGTCCAATGACGTGTTGCATTCAATGCGCTGTGCCCCACCGCTCAATCGGTGCCACCGGGTCAAGACTAAACGCCACAAACCCCACTATTCCGCCAGCCGTGCCCACAGGCGCGTTATTCGGCAAGTCGTCCCTTCCTACAGGACCAATACTGGATTCGCGCCTACAGCCCGTTTCCTTGAGGAGGCAGGGCAAGCCATTGTGGCTCCCGTGCAACAGGTCTTTCGTACTGTAGAGTCGGCCGTGGTAGGAAGTCGCCCGGCGGGGTGTCCCCACCGATTCTGCGCCTGCGCCCTCAGCATTAAGGTGTTTGGCCGACAAGTAGCTGGGCTGAACCTTGCGGCGAACTGGCTGCGCTTTCCCCGCGCTCATCCAGCCTCCGGTATGGTGGCGGCGCGGCGAGGGCACGTTTTCCAGCTTATTTCGCATATCTCGGGCACCCATTGGCAAGTCTGGGACGCCAATAGCGGACGGGGCCGAATCAGAATCCACGCCCGCAGCATTGCGGGATTTGCTATTGTGGACCCTAGACGTAGCTAGCGGAACCATTGGTTCTCACCCCGCGTTGAAGCTAGGCCCATAGGAGGGCAAATCAATGATCGGTAGCCTCATTGGCATCATCTTCGCGTTGATTATCATCGGAGTCATTTGGTGGGCCGTGCAGACGCTCATGGGCCTCATTCCAATCGCAGAGCCGTTCAAGACCATCATTTACGTGCTGTGCGTACTTATCATGGTCCTGATCGTGCTGTGGATTATCACTATCCTGCTCGGTATGGCTGGTATTCATGTCCCAATGCGATTGGGTGACGTGGGTTTTCCGATGCTGGCGTGAGCCAGATAGAGCCTTTGCCGCCTTATCCGTCCGGGCCTAAGTCAATCTGTAAGGGCGTGCCGGGGTGCTAGTCAGGATTCTTCCGCACAGGCCAGCGCAGCATTTCATCGGCCAAATCAAATGCTTCTCTTACTTTATCCACGGGGCAATTCAGCGAACGCGCTCGGATAGCCCATAGTTCTACAAGTTCTGCGGCAAGCGCATCTTGGGCACGCAAGATAAACACTGGTTCGTTATCGGCGGCTTTACCCAAACAACCTTCGCCCTTCGCAGCGCGTTCACGTTCGATTTTAGCAAGTCCCATTATGTCCTCCCGTTTCTAGGGCTTTAGCTTGTCAATCAGCCGCAGCACGTCAGTCAGCGCCTCAAGTCTTTCCGTCTTGCCTTCCCGGCGCGCTTGGCCAGCCATGATGCCGAGGTCGCGAATGAGAGTGGGGAGCGCCTTGCTAAAAGTGTCGCAAACTACGAGCATGTGAGTCGCGTCTTTCGGTGCTCGCTTTAGCCATTCGCGAATGTCGTCCTGCGTCGTTCGCATTAGTCCCTCCTATGCGTTACTTATGCCTTGTCTTGGATGGGGTGTCAAGCGCCTTCCGGATAAGCACGTCCACATAAGCCCGCGTCAAGGAATCATAGGAAGCGGCGCGCTGCCTTAGTTTCTGGCCTTCGTCCTTGTCTTTCTCAATCATTGACTTCACATCGGAGTCGCCGAGTTGCGCGCGATAGACTTGTTCGGATATATCGCGAATGTACTCAGGGTTTGTGTTACGTCGCGAAGCAGGCGTAAAGCCTCGTCAAGCGTGCACCGACAACGAGACTGAAAATCAGCATGACGCGATGAGGGTTGCGGTTCGTATTCCCATAGCCCGTGTTTGTTCAAGCATTCGCCGCCGTCTACTAGCGCCCATAGTCCTGTTCCACGCGATTCAACGCGCATAGACTTACCCTCGATTTTATAGGCGCAAGGGCTAATGCCAGCCTCATCCATTTCTTCCCAAGTCATTTGATTTTCCCAAGGTCGCTCAAATGTGCGGGTCATCGGTTTGCAAATCCCCCAAGCGGATCGGCATGACAGGGCGTGCAATCGGCGCAGAACTCGTTAAGAGGCTTGCCGCCAGCCGCCTCGTGAAAAGCGCAGAGCCGACAGAAACACGCGAGATTTTTTCCCTTGAGCGGCCCGAGATAGATCGGCTTGCCCCACGGCATGGGCGGGTGGCGCGGCGGTGTGTCGGCCGACTTGAGTGCGACCCTCCAATCGTCGCGAAAGGCGTCAACGCAGAACTGCGCTAATTCTTGCGTTGTTCCTCTGTAACCCGCCTCGATTGCACCCGCGACCGTGTATGGATTGCCGTACCGGCCCGGCCGCGTGACGCTCACTGTGTTCGGCGGCATCCGCCAGCCCTTCGTGCGCTTGCGCTGAATGCGAAGCAACGCGGTCATGGGTATTCCCCGTTCATCCTCCGCGCCGCCGCTTTGGCTTCCGCGTGGTTCGGATAGAACGCAATGAAATGACATTCACCGGACGAGTAGCGCCAAGCTACCGCCCATTGTTTTTGTCGGAAATAGGTTATGTACATTTCCGACCTTCCTTTAGCGCATCGCTTAGAACTTCTCTCAAGTCGCCCGGCGCTTGGCGCTTCTGGCAATCGCAGGGGCGGGCGCATTCGTCGCAGCCCCATTCGGCGTCTACGCAACAGCCGTCGAAACACTCGTAAACGACGCCCTCCCCGCCGCAGTTCGGACATTCGGCGTCATCGTCAATCCAGTCCGGCTCTGATGCTGTCATGGCGTCACCACGCTTGGGATTGGGCTGAAATGCGTGTGGTAGCCGGGCCAGCCGCCGACGTTGACCGTCAGGCTCGGCAGGTAGTGCTCTTTTTCGTCCCGGTTTGTGCGGACTTTCACCAACACTGGGTAGCCCAAATCGTTAGGTGTGCCGACGTATGGCGGCTCTTGGATTGGCGGCGACCACCAAAGGACCGGACCCATTTCCTCGTTCCACTCGGAGGCGGGTCGAAGGGTCAAAAGCTCGCGGATATTGGTGCTCATCGTGGATACCGTTCTTTCTCAAGACAAGCGGCGCATAGAGATTCGAACGTCTCGGTCGTAAATTCCGAATCAGGCGAGACAAGAATATGTTGCGCCTTTCCTTTTTCCAAGTCATTAAAATTCACCCATTTTCCACAGGCGTCGCATTTTATTCTGTCGGTTTTAGTCAGCATATTTCCCTCCGATTTTAGACGCAGTTATCCGAAAGTCCATCTAGTCTTTGCTTCCTACCTTACTCACTTTCTGGTTTTCCTTAAAACCTACCTCGGCTGACCAACCTTAATCTTTTCTAAAAGAGCCTTAACACCGCTTGGTGGTAAGGTCACAACATTGGCCGTCCGGGAATCGATGTCACTTACTCCCTCGCAGGATACTCTTTCGAGTTAGGTTGGGCGACCCGATCAACCCTATATCCTGTGCACTATGCCGCGCGTCAGCTAGGAGCCGAGAGAGCGACTGCCCGCCAATTGACCTGCCGGAAGAGTCCGGTGTCCGCCGTTCGGCCTAACGTTCGGCCGGGTTGGCAACCTACGCCCTTTCCGTGCCGGTGCCGCCCGGCGTAGTACGAGCGCGGTCATGTTCCCGCGCATCGGCGCATTGGCGCGCGTAGCTATGTGTGGCGGCATGGTGGAAAGGGGTTGCGGACGGAACGGAACTAGGCTATTTCCATTGTCCTAGAGGGCTACCTGCTAGCCGCCAAGCAAACGAGGTAGTCACGTTTCGGCCGCTTTGAGCACCGCTCGGCGGCCGAATGCGTTTCTTATAGCCTGCATCCAGCCGTTCGGCAAGCCCAAAAGTGTCTTGTGGTCAAGTGGTTAGTGACATACTAGATATAGTAAATCATTTCGGATGCGGAACGATCTGGCTAACCAAACATTTGTCTTGCACGCCCCTTCAATCCATGCTTTAAGGCTTGTCATGTTCGCTACGCATACGAAACTGACACCCGCCAGCAATTGGCGGCCAGAACCGCGAGGCCCGCAAGGGTCATGCTTATCTAGGCTCGGTTAATACGGCGGACTTCCTTCCGCCGAATCAGGTGGAAGACGAAATGCAAGTCAAGTCATACAGTTAAGGATAAAGACCGCAGGGGAAGCCTTGCGGACGACTGACTCTAGTTGGGGTCATTCGGGATGTCGTAGGTAAAATCGTGAAACGTCCAGAATTGGACGGCCCTCGTGTCTCCGTCTCGGCTTCGGCCGATGCTAAGCGGGAGGGTCGTCTATTTGCCGCTGAAACATTAAGGTGATGTACCGCCCTCGTAGCGCGGAAAACCCGGCTCAATACCGGGCAGCGGCTCCAAATTCGCCCCTGAAGCATTGTGGTGATGCAGCGGTCCTGTAAATCGCAGAGCGGCGTTCAAATCGTCGCAGGGGCACCAAGTTGTCGAGAGCTTTTAGGGTTACGGGGAAAGTAGCTTATGAGGTAAAGCGGCTGCGAATATTCCAGTAGGGCTAAAGCCAGACGTGGCGAACCGAAAAGTAAACCGCAGCATGTAAGGTGGTTCGAGTCCATCCGCCCCTTGCCTAAAAGGTAGCCGCGCAAGCGGAGCAACTAACACGAGGCGTCAGCACACGCCTACTCGACAAACCGCTGTCTTAGCTCATTTGGCAGAGCACCGCTTTGGTATAGCGGCGAGGGTGGATCGAAGCCACCAGACAGCACCATTTATGTGCGCGTGGCCTAAAGGGGAATTGGCAGACCCAACGGATTTAGGTTCCGTGGCCTTAAAGGTTCGAGTCCTTTCGCGCATACCATTAAGCCCTAATGGCGGAATCGGCAGACGCGCTGGCTTCAAATACCAGTGTTGCAAGACGTGCAGGATCGTGGCCTGCTTAGGGCACCATGTCGGCGTGGCGAAACTGTAAAACGCTGCGAGCTTAAACCTCGCTGGAGAAATCCTTGCCGGTTAGAGTCCGGCCGCCGATACCAAATACGGGCGGTTAGTTCAGTTCGGTAGAACAGCGGTGTTACATACCGCGTGTCGCGGGTTCAAATCCTGCACCGCCTACCATTTAGTCCCGTCGTCTAGTGGCTAAGGCACCCGGCCGATAACCGGGAAAACAGGGATCGAAACCCTGCGGGACTACCAATTACGGATGCCAAGAGTATAGCCGGGTGGTCTGGCACGGATCTTTTAAACCCGCCTCTCGTGGATCGTAACCACTGGCATCCTCCACGAACCACAAGCATAAAGGTAATGCGCTGGCCTCTTAAGCCATGAGAACACGGATCATTACCGTGGTGGTTCACCAATAAAGGCCGTGTAGATCAACGGTGGATCATTCCCCTGTCACGGGAAAGGACGCGGGGTCAGCACCCGCCACGGTCGCCACTATCAGCGTGTAGCTCAGTCAGGCCAGAGTCCTCCGTTCGGAACGGAGTTGTCGGAGGTTCAAATCCTCCCACGCTGACCAATACGGGCGCGGGTGTAGGTACACAGGGAGGTTTTATAAACCTTTCAGCCCCAGATGAGGGTTCTCGACCTTGTTCAATTCAAGGCGCGCCTACCAATAAAGGGAGGGAACATGCGTGCGATAGTCGAGCGGATAGAGCAGCCCAGCGCGCCTCTATTCAGGCTGTATATCCATGATGCGCCGCATAGACGGATGCATATCAAGACAATACAGAAATACCGGGAAATGCTGCGGGCTGCGTTCCTCAAGATCGGGGTATTTACGCCGATTGACCATCCGATAGAGTTGTCCGTGGTATTCGTTAATCCGTCCAGCCCTGACTTGGGCAACCTCTATTTGGCGCTTGAGCAGGCGATGGATGGCAAGACGCTAAAGAAACCGGGTGTTTTAACGGATGACAGTCTGATACAGGTCGTCCGACATTTGAGTAAGATGTACGTCACGTAGCTCAATGGATAGAGCGCCACCCTCCGAAGGTGGGAGATCGGCGTTCGACTCGCCGCGTGATGGCCAATACGGAAGGGTTCGCTGTGTGGACGGCAATCGGTCCTGAAAACCGAGACGAATACGGAAACGTAGGGGGTTCAACTCCCCCTGCCCGCTCCAATAAGCTCCGTTCGTCTAGTGGAACAGGATCACGCTCTTTCAAAGCGTAGGGGAGGGGTCAGTACCCTCACGGAGCACCAGTTCTTTCGCGCCAATGAAGCTTTCTGTGGCAATTTGAGCACAGCACAATGCACTTTTCTATCTCTCGAAGAATCCGAGCAATCGACCAACCTTTATACTCGCGGCCTAATTGACCTTCTTTGTCTTTTTTAGTGTGGTGAAAATCAAGACAAGCAATGTGCGATTCTCCGCATTCAGAACAGAATTTGTCTGATTTGTATTTTACAAGAAACTGTCTTCTGACTTCTCGCGCAGCCTTATTTCTAATGACATAGTAATTAGGATTTTTCTTGTAGTGACGGCGCTGTGCGGCAAGTTGGTCTTCTCTATTTTTGTAAGGCATAGGGATTTGATACCAAACTCTAGTTCAAATCTCAATAGGAGAATGGCGCAATTGGTGGCGCGGCAGCCTTTGAAGCTGACGGTTGGGGGTTCGAGGCCCTCTTCTCCTACCAAATTACGGCTGTAGGTCTAGCGACCGGCTGGCTCTCATAAGGCTGGCAGGCTTGGGGCAGAACCAAGTGCAGCTACGCTCGGTTAGTTCAATGGTAGAACGTTGGGATGTGGACCCAATAACGGCAGTTCGATCCTGCCACCGAGTACCAGCTATGGGAGTGTGGTGTAAACGGTAGCACGGCGGCCTCCAAACCCGTTGGTCCGAGTTCGAGCCTTGGCACTCCTGCCACACAATTCTGGACGTTGACGAAAGAACCGGGCCAGCCGTAGCCAGCCCGGTAAGCCTTACGCAGTCGCAGCCTTGGCCTTGTCTACTTCCGCCTTGTTGGAAGCGATCAGGTCACGGATTGACTGTACGGCCGCAGCAACGTCGGCATCGGATGTTCCCGGCGCGGTAATCTTGCTCAGCAACGCTTCAATCTCAGCATTGTTGTCGGCCAACTCGGTTGTAAGATCGGCGATTGCAGCCTTGAGGTCGTCAATGGCAGCCATTTGTTTCTCCTGGTTAGTGAGGATAAGCCCCAAGATATGACGCAGTTCTATAGCGTGAGATGGGGCATTAGCCCACGCTTGTTCGTCCTTGTGGATATGAACGGCGTACAGATCAAACACGGTTTGGCCCGTTTCTGCCTGAGCGTTCGGCTAGGGTCAGTTGAACGTCCCACACGTCCCCTCTCATGAACGTTTCAGTAAGCGATTCGGCCAAGGCGTTGATAAATATTTCTGTGGGCTGGGATGTTGCGTCGCGATAGTCGTCCCGTGTCAGGTGTATCCTGAGGATATGGTTGTTCGCATCCACACTACGGCAAGTGAATTTGGCGCGCATGTCAGTGCTTTATGAGGGCTGAAGCGATTAAAGCTGCAATACCAAGCGCGCCAACGATATAAGCGCCGACCACCTGCCAGTTTTTCCCGGCCAGTTCGCCGATGCGCTCCTTGAGATCATCGATGCGCTCGCCCTGTGCTTCGATCTGCTTCGTCGCTGCGGCCGTAGCCTTGTCGATTGCCAGCGTATTGCTATCGTTCTGTTGCTTCACAAGCTCCTGTGCGGACTTGAGCGCAGCGGCAAGTGCGGTATCGCGTCCAGCAAACTTCTCTGTAACGAGTTCGCGAAAGCCGGTCAGTTTTGTGTCGAATAGTTTTTCGATTTCCTCGCGCGCGGCCCGAACGGCATCGGTCGTAAGTTTGGTCGGATCAGGGACCGGAACAGAGCCTTGCGCTTCAAGCTTATCCGCCATCTCAAATCAGTCCCGTGCCATTGGCCTAGGGGCTATTCTAGCCTAGGGTAACGGGGCGCGCTATCACAATTGTAGTCCCTAGATATAGACGAGGACGGCGGCCAGAATGAGCACAAGCGCACTCACCTTAAGGCAGGACGGCCATCCCCAATAGGACTCCGACAAGATGCGAAGTAGAATGAATGTGCCGACAATGGCAAAGGAACAGCCAAGAGCTAGTTGCGGGTAATAGACATCAAGGGGAAGCTTGATACCGATATTGAATTGGTGGTGCCACCACCAAATTGTAGAACGTTGGATTACGTCTCCCATTAGGAAAATCATAAACGCGGCGCTAAGCTTGACGTTCGGTGCCCAGCCGGAACGATTGAAATGAAACCGGCAATAAACTCCCAAGATTAGGACGACCGCGATAACCCCGACTGTCCAGACAGAATTAAGGATTTCCATCGCGGCTCGGATATCAGTCACCGCGCCTCTCGAATGCGAATCAAATCCCGAAGGGGGTCGGCCGACGTTTGGCGAAGGGCGAAAAGCTGCTGCCGAAACAATCTGCTTTCCACAGCTAAAGCGCGGGCCGCTGATTGATATTGGTGAGCGAGTTCGCCATTATGGAACCCGAACATGAAACGATGAATGCGTGCGATAAATTCAGTCATCGTCTTTCGCATTCTTGCCGCCGTTAAATAGAGTAAACCGCAGAGCGCGGACAGCGTTAGCCGTCTCCACCATCGCCTTGATTCCGTCAGGAACCAACTGCTGAAGTGCCCTTTGGGTTGCAATGCGCTCGGTCCTTTCGAGCCACCACATTAACGTCATGACCCCGGTAACGCCGTATTTTGCGATAAACTCTATAGGGTTATCTAACATTGCCGCCGCGAAGCCCCAAGCAGTCTGAGCGTGAAATCGTCTTTACCGTTCAACTATAGAACACAACTCAGGGGAGTTCGCTAGGGGTTTAGGGAATACGGCGGGGCACTGGCAAAGCCACCGGCAAAGAATCGACCACTCCCCATGACTAGTCCCCTCTAGTGCATCTGTAGGAAGCCAGCCGAGTTGAAGGTATAGCTCTATGTCAGGGATGCGGACGAAAATGTACGTGCCTGTCATATGCGGGTTAGTTCGGCTGGCCCATTATGCGCTGCATCCCAGCAGAACCACGCAAAGGCCATTGCGCTGCTGGCCCTAGGCCCTTCCCAGCCGTCACGATGCATCATGGGGAGTCTCCGGCGAAAGACCATGACTTTGGAGAGTTTGCCGCCATCCAGTATCTCAGACCGACGCTCGCTTTCAAGAAATGCCAGCCGCAGAAGCATATAGACTTTGGGCGCAAGATTTAAGGCGTGGATAGCAAATTCTGTAGCTAGTTTGAATGGCGGGTTTGTGACAATCGCCCATTCTCTTGAGAATGGAGGCTTGTAAGTCATCAGGAAATCAACCCCCGCCTCCGAGCCCGGACAGCCATAGCTTACAAGATCGGATGCCATAACATCATGCCCCGCCCTGCGCAGGACGGTCACGATAGCGCCGGGACCGCAGGCTGGCTCCCAGATATGGTGAGGGAGTTTTATCGCACTCAGAAGCGCCTCTGTGGCAATGGAAGGCGTTTCGTATAGATCGTCTTTGCGCTGATCTAGTGCGTGCTTCTTAGTGCCTGTGGAAAGAATTAAGCCCATTAAGTCGTTGCGCAGAGATGAGTCGCGACATGAGGCATAGTAGTGCGGAGTGCGGCGTCGTACAGAGTTGTGACGCGCTGCGCGGAGATACAAAACAAACAAATAAATCGTTGTGCTGTGATGCGCAATGCTGTGACGCGACATGGAGTCGGGTGCAGTGCGGAGCCGCGTAGCGAAGACGTGCGACGTAGAACCGAGCGGTGAGGAAATGAGCAAACGAATGTTGCGTTGTGACGTGCTATGCTGTGAAGCGCGGCAGGGAGATGCCGTGCAGGGTCGCGAGTAGCGCAGCGCAGCGTGAAATTATCAAATAACATGAAAAGAACAATCAAATAGTTGCGATGAGCAGTGTTGCGGGGTGGGGCGTAACGGTGCGAATTGCCGTGGCGTGAAGTTCAGAGTTGCGAAGCGGGGCAACGAGCAGCGGTGCGCAGTGATTCCTTTTAAGTCTCATTGAACATCTGGAGGATATCCTTTGGCGGTATGACTTTGGCAGGATCGGCAACAGCCGCCAGCGTGCGAGCCTTATTACCGTCCGCCATCATGCCGATAGCCCCAAGGAGTGACCCATAGGCAATCACGCGCTTACGCTCGCCATCCGACAAACTGTTGCTCTTGATGCGTTCAAGGCGCTTTGCACCACGCCGAGCCTTACGGCGAACGCCCCGGATTGCGTGAAGCCCGACCTCGGGAGCATCAGAAGCATGCAGGCGCTTGACGCCTACTCCGCGCACGCTTTCAAAGATGCAACCGCAGTCCTTTTCGGCGCGGTCAATGGCGCGAGACATCAGCCAGCGTTGTTTGTGTTGGATTTCAGCGCCAGCGATGCGTCTGGCATCAGGCCACACGAGGATACTTCCAACAGACAAGGCGCATAGCTTGTCATAAAGCTTCTGGATGGTGGCGGTGGTTTCAGGCTTGCTCTCAAACATCGGTTAGTCCTCGCGTTGTGGAGCGCCGCGCCGGGCCGTGTAGTAAAGAGAGGTTCGGAGTTGCGCTGCTGTGTGGCGTTGTGAAGCATGACGAAGTAGCGTGCTGTGACGCGCCTCGTTGCGTTGGTCGCATTAGTTCCACTTAACTTTCTTGACTTCGAATCTTCCGTAATAACCACCACTCTGCGGGCGGAACCGACCGATACCGACGAATGCCCCAGCCTGTTTCAGGTGTTCTTCGAACACATCTTCAACAATTTCATCGGCGATGACGTGGAACGTTACGTCAGACTGCCAACTATCGATTCGCGGGAAATGACGCCACACGCGCTTGCCGGAGCCGCGCACGCCGTCCGCATTGGCAAAGATGCGGTCACACGCCACATCCTCTTTCGTCATAGGCAGAACAACTGGGTCCATAACGAGGCAACCGGAGAGAAAGAATTTGGTATAGGTGCTTTTGCCCTTGCCGGGAATTTGACGGCCGAGCATTTTTGCCGCCGTGTCGATAGCCATCTTGAAAGCCATCGGCGGGATGAAGATTTTACCATCCGGCATGCTATGGCACTTGTTACGCCAAGTGCGGAGTTCATAATCGCCCTTGGTTTCGCGGGGCAGAGCCTCAATCTCGTTTTCATACGAGCGGGACTGCGAATAGGGCGCGGTGGATGCGAGTGTGGCGATGGCGACTTTCATGTTATTCCCTCCGTTGGTTTCGTTGCGTTGAGTAGCGCGATGTTGCGACATCCTGTGGCGAGCAGCGGAGCCTTGCGGGATGCAGGGCTGCGGTGAACGGTAGCGTTATAAGCGTTACTTTTTACTTTGTCAAGTAACCGGACATACCTCAATGCGAATGCGGGGATGGTCACTGTAGAATTTGCGCACAAGCGCGTCCACGATTTGCGAATCGTCCAGCCATACGATCTTGTTTAGTGCGTCCGTAATTTTCCCGCCGTTGTCCCAGTCTGGCTTAGTGGTCGGCCGAACTTCGCCAGATAGGGCTTTCGCAGTCATGCGCTTTGACCAACCTTTGGGGACTGAGCGGTAAAGCCAAATGGTAATGGCGAGCGGGCCAGCCTCTATATTGCGGCCCTTCATTGCGGCCTTTGCCGCCCAGCCCAAGTCAGTCTCAAATGAACGAGTTTTTGCGGGGGTGTAAGCATGTCCACGACCAAATCGTGGGCGACCCTTCGGAACAGGCTCGCCATCAAGCTCGATGATAATCATCGCTCTCTCGGCGGCTGGTGAGTCGCTAGGTGGTGCTCAAGACAGTAGGCACTGCGCACGTCAGGGCGTAATTCGATTTGCGTCCCTGAGCAGAACCCCGCGTCGGGCTGGCCCACGTCCCCCACGAAATAACGGCAGTTGTCGTCTGTCAGGTCGAGCAAGCGCACGAGACCGCCTTGCTGCACGACAGGGCGCGACTCGATGGGTCGCACGCGCGGGCGCAGTGACCTACGGCTAGCGCAGTATGAACTGTGCGCCTTATGCCCTTCTCGCTTGATTCCCATACGCCAGAGTTTTCCTTGTATTGCGCCACGGCTTCTCGGTATTACGTTTGCTATGTCAGTAGCAGACTTGCCATCCGCCCACATGACTTTCATGGTCTTGATTTGGTCGGCGGGCCAGTCAGGCTTTGCCATTACATGGCTCTGTAAAGGTCGGGGCGAAGTTTCTGGCGCGGAACCTTTGTGACCCTCTCAATTTGGACTACCCTAGAGGCTGGTATTCGTTTCCATGCCAATACGGCTTGACGACTGATATCTAGCATTTCCGCTAGGTTTGTCGCGGTTCCGGCAGCGGCGAGGGCGGCTTTGAGACCTGCATCCATGCCCACCTTGTAACATAGAAATAAATCTCTTGCAAGAG